TAAAAAACTCCGTGACACTAAAATTGAATAATGCGGCAGCCACAGGCGCATAGAATCGTCCGAGTACAGCCACAACGAAGCCCAACAAGGAGCCAATTACGACCAGCGGATGCAGTCGTATCAGACGCCGTTTAATAAGTTCTGTGGGTGACAATTCTACGCGAGAAGGGTCGTAGGCAAATGCCATTACATACCCTGACAAGCAAAAGAAAAAATCTACAGCGAGATAACCGCGAGGAATCCAGTTCTGAGGACCGAACTGAAAGGGTTCATAAAAGTGTAAAAAGGCGACGCAGATGGCAGCAATTCCCCGCATGCCGTCAAGAATGCTCAGTCGCGCGACCTCTTTTGGCAGCCAGCGACCCGGGGTCTTCGGGAAAGGCGTTGGGGGGCGGTAAATTCGGGAGGTCGTAGTTGGATTTGGATTTGAGCATCGCGTTCGACATGTAAGATTCTGCGATTCTATTAACGCATCTGTCGCATTTTCTTTGCATATAATTGCGTATACTTGCATATGCTTTGCATATACCGTGTGCCGCTACACGGTCTGAGCACCGTCAGTTCTGATGCGCCCGATCACATTCGAGCAGGCCAAGGCTCGATACCCGCACCGCTTCACCGTGGAGCATGTGCCGGCCTGGACGCGGGAGCGTCCGTGCAATCAGGGCGGGACCGCGACTTGGTTCTCGCTTGCGGGGGTGAGGTCGTACTTCTCGCCGAGCCACTTCACGAACTCGGCCGGCGTCTCGCCCAGCTCGAAGGACTGACGCATGCGCTCGCCGCCATCGTCGTTGACCAGGCCTTCGTAGGCCACTGTTTCCTGGCCTCGCCCTTGCAGTCGTCCTCGAAGCGCAGCCAGGCAAACTCCTGCGCCACCAGCTGGGCGGCGCTATGCGGATCGATCAGCTCGCCGCCCATGTAGACGTAGTCGCCCCGGTACATCGACGCCTTGCCATCATTGCAGACGGCATGCTTCAGCATGGCCGGGATCACCTCCCAGTCGTACGACCACCAGCTGAAGAACTCCGCGTCGTTCGCAGTCAGGATGTCGTAGATCTCCAGGCACCACAGCCCGAGAACGATCGACTGCGAGCGCATCTCGGCCGATCCACACTCCTCACGCATCTCGATCCATTCGACCCGAATGGCTGCAAGCGAGTTGGGGTGCTTCTCGCCGCTTTTCGAGCTTGGCAACCTACGCCTCGGTGCCGAGTGTCCACTCATTGAGACACTCCCAGACACAGAGCGCGGCCTCCACCTGCACCGCGGTGTAGGTCTCAGCCTGCTTTATCTTCTTCCTTTGCCATTGTTGATTTCCTCGAGAAGTTTCGCTCCATCGCTGCGCAGGCAGTTCATGTCGATGCGGCACGGGATGCCGTGGTGCTCTTGCACCGGGTTGACGAAAGCCTGGACGATGCCGAGCAGGCGCTGTGCGTATTCCTGAGAGATCATCGGTGGCCGATGGTCCACTTCGCGCTGTCGCGATATTGCTCGTAGAGCGGCTTCAGCGATGGCGCGATGCTCATGTCCACCATGTCATGGTGGCCGCAACACCAGCTGTCGTTCGGATAGCGGGAGATGCATGCCAGCTTGCCACTGTCGGTCTCGTTGTCGTTGAGGACACCGTCGAGCAGGTGGATGTCTTCCTTGATGCCGCAGTAGGAGCAGTGGCAGGCATCTTCAGGATTGTGCTTGAACGTCATCATCCGGCGGTCCTCGCGTTGATCTTCTCCTGGATTTCCTTCGCGACGCCGACCCAGGCATGACCGCTGATCAGCGGCGTATCCATTTTCTGCGGGTCCTCCTTCGCGACCATGCCGGACCACTTGTCGAGCGCATCGAGAACGAACAGCTGCGTCATTGCGCCGAACTGGCTGTGCTCCATCAGATCACGGACGAACTGAACGTTGGTCTTGGCCTTAGCCATTTGGAAGCTCCGGATGGATGCAGGCCTGGATGGACTCCGAGATCGTGAGCGGACGGTCGGACTTAAAGAAGCGATTGCCATCGCTGATGTAAGCGTGGAACGTCGGCGCGAGCTTGTTGTGGATCTCGCATACACGGTGGCTCACCGGCTCTCCCATCTGGAAGCCGCGTCCGGTCTGCATTGCGGGAGGAACAACGCCGAGCGCGTCGTAGTAGGTCTCTTCGTCGATCAGTTTCCAGATCACGTTCATGGCTCAGTCCTGTGGGAAGAGGAGGGCGACCGCCTCCAGCTGCGAACACATGGTGTGGTGGCCGACGTAGTTGCCGGCTTGCCAGCACCACCAGTGAGGGGTGAAGGCGAGATATGGGCATCTATCGTCGCCTTCGAGGCCGGCGAGGTAACCGGCTTCATAGATGTCGTGCGGCATCAGCTGAACTCGTAGAAGGCGACGGGGTGACCTTCGGGATCCAGCTGCTTGCGATCCGACCAGGCTATGCGGTCGTGCTTCTTGCGCGCGACCATCGTCTTGAAGTCGTCGATCGAGACGATGCAGCCGTACTCGCCCTTGATCTCGCGCCCTTGCAGATGCTCGAACCACTCCTTGGCGGTCGTCAGCGTCAGCTTCTCGTCTTCGTAGCCATGGAACAGGAAGGCCCAGCCGGCGCTGCTCTTGCCGATGTGGATGGCGGGATCGCTGCATCCACAGGTCGGGCAGAACGGGGCCGGCGTCGCGTAGTAGTTCGTTCCCATGTCAGTCCATCCATTTGTTGAAGTGGCGGTACACGCTGACGACAGAGACGGCCTCCATCTGGCGCTTGTGCTCTTCAGGGTGATCCTTCTCGCTGATCACATTCTGCGTCGCGAGATCGACGACGATGTTGAGCTGCATCCTGGGTCTTCATTCGTCGCTTTGGCATTTTGCGTTTGCCTTCATGCAATGAACAAGGCGCACCTCGGGCGTGAATTTGATCGGTTCAGTTGTTCAGACCAGCGTACTTGCTCTGGTCATCCCAGGAAGCGTCCCACACGGCCCGCATCTGGTTGCCGTTCTCCATGACGGTGACACGCTGCACGCGGTCGCTATAGCTGATGCCGTTGCGATAGAAATCCCGCGCATCCATGAACGATTGGAAATCGTGAATGCCCCAGGATCCATTGGCGAAGAGGATGACCACCTGGAACGGGCTCGGCTTGTTCGAGCGAGAGAGCGATGCATACGGGTCGGTCATTAGGTCACCTCAAGAATTGCACCAGCGGATTGGTTTGCCTGCCGCTGGTCAGGCTGTGCGTCCGGTCGCTCGCGGCTTCACCGGTCCAAAAAACTCAGTCGTCGTACTCATCCGGGTTCACAGTGGGGGTCGATTACTTCTTCATGGCCATACTCCTGGTCTCGGGGTCTCTGTCACCCGACCGATCACTCGATCGCGATGAAGTAGTGCCACACGCCTCGCACTTGCCGGCGCCAGCATCGGGAATTGGCGAAGCCGCCATTGAGGTACCAGTCACGCTTTTTGGTGCGGCGGAATGAGTGAGCCCGGTCCTCATCACATGACTCCCACGCCCTCGCCGTCCTCGTCGAAGACGGCCACGTACCACCAGCCGTCCGACGCCTGTTGCGCGACGTAGGTCCATTCCGGATCGCCGTCGCGGTTCGCCTTGGCGACCGCTTCAGCATCGGCGTGATTGCGCCATTTGGTCTGATTGTTCTCGACGATCCGCGTGACTGTCATGATGGTCCTCGTTGATGCTCTTATGTGAGCGCGGTGGACATCCGATTTGGCAGCTACCGGCGTATACAGCCGGGCTTGCTTGCTGTGGTTGAGGATGACCGCGCTCGCATAAGAGCAGGGGATGGCCGGATAGCGCCGGCCTCGCCACTGCGTTTGGGTCGCAGCAACCTATGAGCGGTGTCCCGTTTCTCCGGGCCGCAAACTTTTCATCATGGTCATGGGTGGCCATCATCGCCAGGCGCGGACGAAATGCCGAAGCTAGGCCGTTTGAAAGTGCGAGACGGGATGAAACCGCTACTCGCCTCGTCCTGCGGGATTTTCCCCTGCCTTTGTGTGCAGACCCACTTCAACCACACACGGGACCTCATCGGCGAAAGATGGTCAGCATCGGCCTCTTTCACCTTCGCGAAAGACTCACTGGCATCCACCCGCCGCGGCCATCAATCGCCCAGCGGTTGGTCCGCCAGTAGAGATCGGACTCAGCGCACACACGCTCGCCGGCCCTGATGCCGGCCTGAAACTGCTCGAAGGTCTCAGGCATGACGTCCCTCCACCAGCAGCTTGCGATGCAGGTGCAGGTAGACCCGGCTCATCATGCGGTAGATGCGCCGCGCCGTGCGGTTGTCCGCCGCAGCGCGCCACATACGGGACAGCTTGCGGTGCAGCCGATCGGCATCGAAGGAGTCCAGCTTGTTCAGCGTGACCATCACAGCCTCCAATGCTGGGCGCGAGCCCGAGCCTCGTCGCGGTTGTCGTTGGCGATCGACGTCTCGACATAGTCGTTCGCGTCGATGCAGCCGATGAAGTCTTCGTCGATGTCGACCTGCATGTTCGCCAGCGGCAGCGAGCATGGCAGGCGGGCGGCGGCGTTGTAGGCTGCCTGGGTCTTTGCGGTCAGGATCACGTGATGAGCCCTTGTTCCTTGGCGAGGTTGTGGAGGCGAGCGAACTCGATGACCTTGTAGATGTCCTCGAACTCCGCTTGCCGTTCCTGTTGGATGACGATGTCGTCATCCTTCTTGGCTTCGCGCCAGCCATCCCGCCAGTCGGAGGCCTCGTAGGTGCCAGGCGAATAGGGGTTGTGGACGTCCGGATCGCCGCCACGATAGAAGGCTTGGCGACCTTCTCGGCGCCGACGTGATGGCCCGCCGCTCATGCTGCCTTGTCCTTCTTCTCGGCGTGTTCCAGCTCAGACTCGGCGCGCAACCACTTCTTGCGGTCCTCGTCGCGGACGATGGATTCGCCCTGGCTGGTGCCGACGATCTGCCCGACGAACGACCCTTTCGAGCCGACGCGGGCAGACTTCACCCAGTCCTTGTCCTTGAACTTAGGCACGACCGGCCTCACACCACGGCCGGTCCAGGGCTCGGACCATGCCTGGCGACGTGAAGGCGACGAAGGTGTCGAACTCCATGCAGCGGGCAGCGGTCGCGCGGTTGACGACGTAGTGCCGGCCGCTGTCGTCCTTGAACTCGAACGCATCCATCCCGCTCTCGCAGAACGCCCGCGTCAGCCTCGCGGCACGGTGCTGGCTCTCGATGATGGTCGGATCGGTCTGGAACGGATCGGCCGGGTGGAACGGAAGTGACGTCAGCATCAGCGCCTCCCGACGTGCAGGGTGGTGGTTTCAGGGGTGACGAAGGCACGGATGCCGTTCGCCAGTGCGACGTCGTCGACGCCTTGGTCGATCAACTTCTCGGCGTGGTCCCAGACCCGATTGATCGAGGTCATGGGGATCAGGATGCCGGTCACGGCACGCTGGATGCGGTCGTCGATGGCCGCCTGCTGCTTCTTGGTGCGTTTCTTCGCCATCACACCGGCTCCAGCATCTGCTTGCGCCAGTCGTGGTCGGCTTCGATCTTCTCGCCCTTGAGGGTCCAGAAGCCAACCATGAGGATGTCGTCACCCTCCGACTTGTGCTTCGGGTGGTGCGCCTTGCAGTAGGTGCGCCACTCGTCGAGATCGAGCTTGACGATGTCGTGGTAGCCCTCGTCGTGACCGGCAGCGAATTGCTCGGCCATCTCCTTTGGGGTGAACTTCACGCCATCGCCGTCCGGCTCATAGCTGATGACTTCGCCGGTCTCGGCGTTGACGATCAGGTCGCCGTAGGTGCCGTGGAACTCCAGAGCTGCCGATGCCTTCGGCTTCTTCTTGGCGCGGCTCATGGCGCGACCCTTTCCATGTTGAGTTCCTCGCGGGACTTCGCGAGGTCGATGCCGATGTCGAGGCACATCAGGATTGCCTCGTGCGGGGTCTTGCTCGGGATGCGGACGCAGGCGTCGTTGATGTTGACGTAGCTGCGCTTGGTGGTCATCTTCTCGGCCGCTTCGCGCAGGATCTGCGATGTCTCGTCGTAGTGGTCGTTCTTCTCCCACTGACCGAAGACGTTGAGCTGGACACCGGCCGCCAGAGCTACCGCACCGTCTGCACAGAAGCAGACTGCGGTCGTTGATCGGATCGTGACCGGATCGCCGGACGCATCGCGGGCAAGGGTGCCCTGCGTCCAGTTGGCGGGGTCGGCGATGATCGCTCTGGCGGCGGCAATCGTCTCGGAAATCTTGGGCATGTCAGGCCTCCTTGGCCTTGCGGTCGCGGACCAGCTCGATCGCCCTGGCATCGAGCTTGTGGTCGTAGGCGACGTTGTCGAGATGGTCAGCCAGCTCGGAGTAGCGCCACCGCGGCCCGCTCCAGCACTGCTCGTTGTCGTGGGTGCTCTGAAGGTTCTTCAGCAGCATCCGGTGATCAGCCCACCACGCCGGGATGCGGTCGCTGTAGTGGTTGATCATGGCCTTGACGTCGGAGCCGTCCGTGAAGCGCTCCGGATCGTCCATTTCGGGGATATAGGCCGCGTCAGGCAGGAAGTGTCCGGCGACGCAGGTGCGACCATCGGCTGAGCGATAGAGACAATCCGGGTGCCTGGCACCGTGTCGGATCGTTACGCCCGCCGAGGGGCCCGGCGAAGTTGCGAAGTATCGACAGGCCTCGTCGAACACTTCCTGCGCGGAGGGGGGATGATCGAAAACGTGGGGCATGGTTCCGTCACTTTCTGGTGGCGACGTAGCGGATGAGCAGCGCCACGAGCTGGGAGCATTCGTCCTCACAGAGGGCGAACGAGAGTTCGCCTTCCGGGCGCTGCACGGTGAGACGCAGCGTGTAGGGACCGGGGTTGGCCACGATCCGGACAGAGCCGGTGCAGATCGCTTCCGGCTCGTTGAGTGGCGTCGGCGGGAGGAGGTCCATGGCTCACCAGTTCGGTTGGAGGTGCATGGAGATGCGCAGCCGCCACAGCTCGATGATGGCGCAGTGCCTCTCGCTCCAAATTGCCACGCGCCTCGCCGGCCAGGTGCAGGCAGCCCACGATGAGCGGCTTCGCACCAATGGACGTTGCGGATGGTGGCTTGCTCGGCGGCCGAGACCTTGATCTTGCGACCGCGATAGTCGGGGAACGTGGCCGAGATGATCTGGCCGACGTCCTTGCGGGAGACGGGGACTGCATCGACCGCTCCTCAGAACTGGTAGACGTTGTTCTGGGTGACGATCAGCCGCCGCTCGAAGTCGACCGAGCGCAGCGCTGAGGTGATGGTCACCTCGCCGGGTTGCGCCGCCGTGCTTGTCGTGCGCCTCGCCCATCTCGACGCGGGTACGGATGTTCCCGGAGATCGGCATCTGGTTGATCGGCGTACCGAGCGCGTCGGTGAAGCCGAGAAGCTTGCAGGTGAACATCCGCATTGGCTCGTCCTTCGTTTGCAGTGATTTGCAGTCAGGCAACGAAGAAAGCAAGTGCAAATTTGCTGTTCCTCGCAAAAATGTGGAGGTGACTGGGGGAGGGCTCGAACCTCCGGCACGTCGCGTTGTCCAGCGTCGATGCTGGCAATCCCATCAAAGGGCGCCGCCTCTCCGTTCCCGGTTCCTTGGGGAGCCCAGTCGCTGTTGGAGGGGTAACCCCTTGATTTCCGTTTGCATTTGTGCTAGAAAATGCAAGCGGGATTTTCAGGTCAGCGGTGCTGATGTACCGCGATCGAGCCCCGAATTAGGGCTTCGGAAATTCCAGAATAATTCCCGAAATCGGGGCGGCCGGGGGATTTTCCGGACCCCGATTTCGAATTTCGAAGGCCGCCTCCAGCTCCTCGGTCGTCGCAATGACGATCACGTCAGAGGAGCCCCGGGTGAAGAGCACTCGGAAGGCTTCGGCCAGGATCGCCGCCTGCTTGGGCGTCCGGTCAGACCGTTTGTGACAGGTGCTGTAGAGCACCCTCAAGCGGTCACGCATCGCCTCGGTCGCTGGAACGCCGAGAGCCAGAAACATCTGAAATTCAGCCATAACTCAGCCGTCCTCCATTCGCGGGCCGCCGGACAGGCACACCCTCACGATTGAGATCCAATAGGTTGAGAAGAGACAGGGAGAGGAGAGACTGGCCAGTGATTGAGCCTTGTCTCGGGTCCTCGCCAGAAGCCGGCCTAACGCACCAGAAACAGCGCATCAGGCCGGCAATCGCACGCAACAGCACCAAATTCACACGCAAACAGCATGGGGGCCGTCGCGTCGAACGCAGTCAGCGCATAAAAGGCAAATTCAATTCCAGCGCTTCAAAGTGACGAACGAGACCCTCAAGACACAATATCTAGTGCAAAGAGGGCTCAAAATGGTATCTCAGTCCGCAAAAACCGGGTCTGAGAACCCGCAAAACGGGGTTCATACACTATATCTGGTGCGCGGGCCTATCTACCGAGGCCCTTCAACTGCATGATTTGCATTTCGAGACCAGACGACGCTGCCTTTCTGGCCATGGTCCAGCCGGCGTATGCAAACGCTGCGAGGAAGAGGATCGAGGCGGGGCTCGGGATAATGATCGAGGGCAGTCTTCTCATGGTGGTACTCCTGTAGGCTGCGGGTTGGTCCCTGTTGATCGCCATCCGGGCTGGTAGTTGGGTGGCCCGGCTCACCGAATTGCATTCAAGCAAACCCGTGGGCGCGCCGAACCGTGACGTCGAGCGGCATGGTGGCCCGCATGCGGGAGCCTGTGATCACCGCGTCCTCGAGGTCGTCGGTGTAATAGGCGGAGGGTTCGGCGTCGCGGTACGCCAGCTCGGCGTAGGCCACGCGGAACTCGCGATCCCGCTTGGAGATCTTCATGCCGGACATGGCCAGGCGCTGACGCGCCTCGGTGAGGCTCATCATGGGTCTGCTCGGAGGTGTTGAGGGTTGGGGTTACTTCCGCGGATTGGACGACAGGCCGTAAGCGGCGATCGCCATGGTCTTGCGGAACGGGTTGGTGGTAACGACGCCGACCTGCCGGCCGGTGTCGTCGACGACGGAGTAGGAGCGCTTGCGGATGCCGTAGTCGGGCAGATCGCAGTCGTCGCTCACGGCGTAGGGATCGCGGCCCTTGCGCTTCTTGGGAGCCTCACGGCGGATGCGTGACGGGGGCGCCGGATCGTGGATCGACTTCGGCTCATAGTGGCCGGTCTTGCCCAGCGGATCGGGGGTGACGTTGTCGTCGTCCATGGCCTCGAAGCGCTTGAACTGCGCCCAGTCGGCAGCGGACTGCAGATCGGCCTTAGACAGGCGGGTGTGCATGGGCTGCGCAGCCTTGGGGGCGGGGGCGTAGTTGCCAGCCAGCCAGTCGGAGGCGTTCTCGCGCTTGGCGTCATAGTCGATCTGGCGCTGCTCGCGGATCACCCGACGTTCCGCCTCAGTCATGATCTGGCGCGCAGTGGGGCGTTCGATGTAGCGCTTGGCCATCGCAAAAATCTCTCAAGATAGGGGTGGGGGGGCGCTCCCGCGGAGCGGTATTCGGATTTTGTCGAGACCCGCACGATTCTGGAAAATCCGGGGGTCCGGAGAAAAGCCGAAAAAAGGCCAGCCGAAGTCCCCCGGGAGATGATCCCGGAGGGCTTCAGGCCGGTGATGGCGTGGGGGTAGGAGGGGCTTACGCCGCCTCCAGTTCCCGCTCGGCCGGGATGAGAGTCGGGGCTTCCGCCGGGCTTTCGCCGAATGCCGCGTCGACCTCTTCCGCCGTGCTGGCGCGTTCCAGCCGCAGGCCTTCAAGGCGAGCGATCAGGAGAGTCAATTCGGCGTCGGTCATATCGCCCGCCTTCTTGACGATTGCGTCAATCGGGTCCGCCTTCTCCTTTTCAGAGGCCGGTTTCGCCAGACGCTGAGTCAGTTTGGCGAACGAGTCGCCATACTGGCGCTTGACGAACTCGCGGAAATGTTCCGCTTGTGCCTGTCCATCCGCGCCGCTCGCCTTCAAGGCGATGATATCGCGGATTTGGTCGGCGTGGTTCACACACACATCCGACATGAGACGGAAAGACCACGTGCGCAGCTTTGCGAGGCCGTCGACAAGCCGCGCCTTGTCGGGCTTGGCATAGTCGGGATTGGCGGTTTTGCCACCGTCGACATAGTCGGAAATCGCCTTTTCCCGATCCTTGCCCTTGAGCGCCATCGCGCGGTTGAGGATATGGTCCGAGTCGCGCCACACGATATTGCCCTTAACGGCATACTTCTTGAGGAAGTGGCGGAAAGTGGCCTTGTTCGCCTTTTCCGTAATATCCTTGTCCGTTTCGGCGCGCTCAACCTGACGGTTGGCCATGACAAGGCCAAGGGCAACGGTCGCGGTGAAAGCCGCCGAGTCGTCATCCTTAACCGCCTTGATCGCGGCAGAGAGGGCAATCTCGCCCAAAGTCTTGGCCGTGGGTGCATTTGCGGTAGACATTTTCGGTTCCTTCTGTGTTTTCCGGAGGCCCGGAGAAAATTCGAGGTTTGGGCATGGCTCTCCCGTGCTTTGAAACCGCTTGGCTTCAAAGACTCCACGAGTCACAAGACTCGCGCGGGAAAAATCAGCTTGTGTCCAAAACCTCCGTTTGCATTTCCAGTAAGCAACCATAACAAATCCAATCATAGTTGGAAGTATCTAAATTTCATCAATGATCTCAATGAGCTGTATGATGAAAATTACCAAAATCCATCGACTATGTTTGCATTCGTGCTAAGGCATTGATATTGCTCTGGAATTTCAGCTTCGAAAAAACGGAAGCAGGTCAATCTTCTTCTGAAAGTCAGAAATCAGCCCTTGGCACGGTAGAAAAAGATTTCAAAGTTTCAAAATAAAGAGAATATTTTTTTATTGCATGGGCCCCCTGTGTCGGCCGCCCCCCGAAACTTTCCACCGCCAAAAGGCCATTTACGCCAACGGGTTGGACCCCACTGGCCAATTGCCACTCAGGCCTTGCAGAAACCGGGGCTGTGTGCGCTGAACGGGACGGCCCGCGACTGAGGTCCCTGAACTGGCAGGCCGCTCCTAGGGCTCCTCTGGCCGTTTGCATTGGGGCGGCCCTGTCCGAAAAACGTATGCAAATTTCTGACAGGGGGGTGGCTCGGAAAAGACCCACCCCGTTTTGGGGCCCCAGCTCGGCGGCGCGCTGGCCAAAAAGGCCATTTTCACTGCGCAGTAAATATGGCCGATCTGGCGAATATGGCCGCGGCCAGCGAGGGCTTCGCCACCAGATACGCCGCGGCGAGACCTCGCGGCTGGGGGCCAAGGTTGAGGTCTCGCCTTCGTGCGGAGTCTCAGCCGTGGGGGCTGAGGCCGACATCGAACGATGATTCCGGCCGACCGTCAATGAGCATGTCCGGCGAGGGCTTCGCCCTGAAGAGAGTCCCAATCCCGCGGCGGCGCCCGATGACGCCTTTGCGTATCATGGCCGCCTCGGATGACACGCAAACGCATCATGGCCGGCGAGCACTCCGCGCTCTAATGACCCGGTGGCCGCCGGAACGGGATCACGTCGCCGTCCGCTGCTCTGACCACCACCCGCGCCAGCGCCATGATGTCGAAGCCGAGATCGGCGACCGCGTCGGCGATGCCCTGGCGGTCCATCTCGTTGACGATCGCCTCAGCAACCTTCATCAGTCGTGCCTTCTCCGCTGCCACGTCGCTCATAGTCATGACCCCGTTGAGAGCCAGATCATATCCGCCACGGGCGTGGGTAGCGAGCGCTCCGCGCTCAGATCAGATCCCTATCGAGCGCGGCGAGTTGCTCCAGGGCCCATGCCCGATAGCTAGGCATTTCCGGTCAAAATGCGAGACCTTACTTTTCACGGGCTATTGGCAGCGTCACAACCAATGCTCATAATCTTCCGCCAGGCGCCTCTAGGGGAAACGTGGCTGATCCATACACCATTCGCATCTTCGTTCCCGACGGCAACCCAGAAGGGTTGCGCATCATAGACCGGATGAATTGGACCGGGCTCGGCATCGCATTTCCCCGCGACGTTCAACGTGCAAAGGCAGCGATTCGTGGTACGCTGGGCAAGCGCCTAACCTATCGGGACTCGTCTCCGCTGTGACCGACGTTCCAGTCAACCCAAAAGTATTGATCTGGGCTCGCCTTGAGCGAGGGTTTGACGTACCCGGAGCGGCGGCACGGCTTGGTGTCCCTGAAGAAGAATTGCTTGAGCTTGAAAGCGGTGCGCGCCATCCATCCGTTGGCGAACTCCGAAACATGTCCGCCAAGTACGAGATTGGATTTTCTTCTCTCCTAATGCCCGATGTGCTTCCTTCTGAAACGCGCCTAAAGCTTCAGGACTTCCGAACGCACGGGAGCGGAGCCCCGGGGAAGTGGAATCCAGAATTGCTCATGGAGATGGATGACATCAATGTGTTGATTGATGCCATGGCCGATTTGCGTGATGCCGACCCCGCTCTTTTCGCCAACAAACTTCCTAAAGCCAGCTTTGCCACCGGTGCGGAAAAGGTTGCCGTCGATGAGCGGAGCCGCGTCGGACTTGATGTCAGTACTCAAGCTGCTTGGAAGACAGACGCGACAGCCTTCAAGACGCTGCGTTCCTTAGTGGAAGCCCAAGGCGTGTTCGTCTATCAAGTAAATGCCAGCACTACCGATGACTGGCGCGGCATGGCTATTTTTGACGAACGGAAAATTCCTGTCATCGTCATCAATTCTAATGAAGCCTTCCCGGCCGCCCGATCTTTCACGCTATTCCATGAATACGCCCATCTGCTACTTCGACAGAGCGCCATAACGGATCATCGATCCAGGGACGCGAACGAGGAGTACTGCAATAAATTCGCGGCATATTTCTTGATGCCTGCACAAGAATTTAGGGGCGCTGCGCTTTCTGTTGGCGGTGGCTTCCGAAACTATTGGACGGACACCCACCTAAGGAAGATAGGTGGCGTCTTCAAAACCAGCATGAGCGCTGTAGCTCTCCACCTAGAGAACCTCGACCTAGCTCCCGATGGATTTTTCAATGTGAAGGTCTCTGAGTGGCGCGTCAGGGAGAAAAAAGATAGTAAGCCACCAATCGTGCCGTATTACGACAAGATCGCGAACAGGCTGGGTGTGCAGCACATCAAAGTTGTCTTGGAGGCCTTAGACCGAAAGCGCATCAATCAACTAGATGCATTCGAAATGCTTGACGTCCAAGCCTCCAACTTTGCGAAGCTACGCGCTAAAATAATGGAGCGCGAAGCTGGTTTCGGCTGGCGGCCATAATCGATACGTCATCGATGCTTCAAGTTGGATTTCCGTTGAGGGAAATCCAGCACAAAACCGGATTCTCTTCTTTCTCGGCAAGCTAATCGACGACGGGAAAATACAATGTCCGCCGGAAGCATGGGATGAAGTTGATAGATGTCCGTGGGTCAAGGCGTGGCTAGAGCAGCACTACATCCGTTTTGTGAAGCGGATTTCTGATATTGAATATTTGATGCTTGTAGGTCGGGTGACGCATCAATTCTCAACGATGGCAGGCGCGAGAAGGCGGAAAGAACGAGCGGATCAATATATCGTCGCCACCGCCGCCCACTTAAACGCTACATCTAACCCGACGCGGTACCGGGTGGTCTGTGAGGAAACCGACACACAGCGCCCAAGTCGGAAAATGGTAACAGCCTGTAAGGCCTTTAATGTCGAGTCGATGAGCTTGCTCGAAATGTTGAGGGAGGAATTCCCGGATGAGGGCTTCTAAAACAATGAACAGGCCAGTTCACCCCAAGCGCACACCTGATGAACCAGAACAGTCCAAGCGCCTCCTAGAGGCCGCCAAAGAGCACAAGGCAGACGAGACTGAGGCGGGTCACAAGCGCGCCTTCAAGGCCGTGGTGAAGCCGCGTGCCAAACCTGACACTCGTTGAGGCGGAGAACGTTGCGGTCGCCATTTGGGCGGCAGTCTTTGCGGTCTACGTCATTGCGTCGGGAATACGCTTTTGGCGCGGGGGTGGCGCTCCATATCCAGGGGTGGCTGGTAGCACTTGCCATGCTGGCTTACTCGCCGATCTTGGTGCCGATCATGCTTCTCGGATTCGTTTTCCAATATCTGATCGGCTGGCCGATCATTGGGCTAATCAAGCTGTTCCGGCGAAAACCCTAAATTCCGGTGGTCGGGCCGCTGGCTCTGGTCCTATTGCTCAACGATCCAGACGCGCGCCAGGGCGTCGAACCTAACGAGGCGGATCGAGGCATCTGGGCACATGCCATGGCGGATCATTTCCTCACGCAGGGACTTGGCGTCCGCCTGAGGCTTTAGCCGATACAACGTCATGTCGTTTCCTTCGGTTGGCCGAGAGAAGCTAGATTGTCAGAACTCAATGCGCTCAAACGAAGGCCGAACTGAAGCAGCTAAGTACCTGATATTGTTGGTGGGTACGTGAAGTGAAACATCGCCCATCCGAATCCAAGAAGGATCGATGCCTCTGCCGCTCCCATGGTCTAGCCCCTATTGATGATTTTGATGTAAAGGGAAATCGCCCCGGACTGGCATCCGAGGCGATTGAAAACATAAGCGCTCCGCAGCGCGTGTCACCCTTAAACGTTTAACGGAGGTGCTTGGTCTAACCATTCCGGGCTCGAATGGTCGTGGGTTTTCACGAGACCGGAAGCCATTGAGGCTCAGCGGCAAATGGCAAAATTTTATAGGACAGCCGATTCCGCTCCGCCGTCGAAACAAGCCAAGCAAGAGCGGATGGGGCAATCTGAAAATTCACCTGCCAGACATTTTCGGCTAGCCGTTCAACTCCTTTGGTCGAACCTCTTATCTTGGTCGCGATACTATCGTTGAAGGCACTCCAATCCTCTCCGCGTTGGGACCGGTCAGGTAATTCGATTTGAATGATCGCGCTGTGCATCGCTCGCTCCTAGTTGGCTTGGCAGCTCCTAGGATAGCGACGAAACGGCCGGGCGTCTTTGTCTAGCAGGCGACGAGTGTTGGCACCGGGCTTTCATCTGAAGTCCTGTCCTGCACGGAAGGGAGCTGTGATCCAATCGGCCGCCCGACATTGCCCTCGATGAAGTCAGGGTGGAGTGGTCGACCCCCTCGTCGGTCTCACGGAGTCGCGGGCGAATGCTCATGCGCCCAGCCCCCTGTGTGCCTTCTGGATGTGACCGGGGACCGAATTGTTGGTCAACGGCTCGCCGCAGAAGCAATGCGACTGGCCGGAGGTGTTCTGGCTCGGCAGCCGCCTGTGTTCGTCCCACATCCTCTGCTTCCAGCCTCATAGTCACGCTTCTGCCGCCACAGCTCGAAGTGAGCTTCGGTCCTGGTCGGCAGGAGTCGACGCCAGTCGCGCTCGAAGCCGGCCCTGTCGTCCTCGAAGGTCTCTGCTGTCCCGTGAGTCGACTGGCCCGGATCGCAGCCCGGAGTGAAGCCGCAGTTCCACCCCCATTGCGGAGCGTGAACAGGAACGCCGGCTCGTGGACCAATGTGTCCGACGCGGACATCGCCCCAGTAGACGAACCAGCCACCGGGCAGGTGAGGGTCGTTGTCGGGCTTGCGGGTGAGCTGCGTCATGTCGTCCTCGTTGACAGGGGTGTCAACTCAAATGACAGGGGGGTGTCAACCAGGATGACAGGGGGGTGTCAATTAGGACGACAGGGGTGTCAACCAGGATGACACCATAAACCATCACTATAACCATCACCTAAGAACCAAGATTCTCCCCCCTGCGGGGCGGGTCGCTGGCTCGTTGTTTCCGCCGCCTCGATAGGTAACCGATGGCCGGCGAGTTTCAACAGTTCGGCCGGAAATTGGCCCCAGGTGTGAAAACCTGGTTCCATTTGCATTCGGGCCAAGCGCCAGGGGTTGACAGAACCCCACCCCCTGGGGTAGGACTTGCTGTATCGTTAGCATTCGTGCAAACGGGAGCCAGGCCCCAGGGACATGGCCCGGCAATCAACCGGGACTTTGGGCGGCGTCCGGACCCACAAACCCCATGCTATTCGGCACGCACGCCGTACGACCCTCAGGGCTGGTAGCGTTTAAAGACCGAACAGAGCCAGGCGACACGAGTTCGGTATGTCCATGCGCTTGCTTGAATGCAAACGGAGGAACCGGCAGTGAGCGCAGAGATGATCCAGTACCTCGCCGCGATGGTTCTGACCCCGGCTGTCGCCGCCGCGGTGCTCGGCCTGTTCTGGCTGGCCCGCAGAGCGAAGGAACGGGTCTTCGGATGACTGCGGACATCGAATTTCTGGCCGTCCTGTTCAAGTGGACGCTCAAGCTCGCGGCACTCGGCGGCTGCGCGATCGCCACTGCGCTGATCGTCGTCCTGATCTTCAAGCTGTTCGGAGGTCTCGATGACTGAACTCCTCGACCGCGTCTCTCCCGAGCGCAAGGATGTAATCCTGGCGCGAGCGGAGGCGCTTGTCCGCGAGGAACGCGGACGGCGCGGGCGCTCCGCGCCAGATTTAAACCAATCATCGGCCGCGGCCCCGAGCCCGCTGGCTCGCTATCTGCAAGGCGTGGCCTTGGGATGCGTCGCCGGCTTCGTCGTCGGCTACGTGCTCGGCATCGCGGTGCCGCGCCATGACGACTGCCGGCTGCGGGCGAACGCAACCCACGTCTCGGTCTGCCTCGACGGCCCGCTGGCGAAAGCCAAGGAGCTGGTCCGATGAAAGGGCCGCTCGCCGAGTTCAAGCGCGACACCATCGTTGGGCGCGATCGTCGTGCCGCGCGCGATCAGCGGATCACGACCTACACGGTCACAAATCAGGTGATCAAAGCCGACATCGAGATGACCCCGGAGCGAGAAGCGCAAGCCCAGAAGCTCTCCGAGTACTGGGCCAAGAAGATCGAGGAGGAACTGATGCGTCAGCTCCTCGGATCACCATCCGAATACGAACACAGCCTGCGTGCGGCAGGCATCCAAGTTTAACCAGAGCCCGCGGCCTGCCCCAGGCAGCCCGGGTCACCCTTCAAGAGGCCGGAATGTCGCAGGTCGTGCCAGACGAACTCGTTGATCTCGCGCTCGAACATCTCGATGCAGAGGTCAAGCGCTGGCGGCGCGTGCCCTGGGCTCCCGGCCACATCCGCCTGCTCCGCTACTCGCTGTGCGTGGATGACATCGGGCCGGCTGAGGAACCTCAGTCCCAGGAAACGATCACCTGTCACGACGTGCCGGCGCACATGGCTGACGACATGATCGTCCGCTTTGCGATGGAGAAGGCCGTCGAGGCTGTCATCGGAGCTATCTCGGTCGCGACGCCGGCAAAGCCGAAGCGGAAGACCCCGCGGAAGCGCAAGGCCAAGTCATGATGACGAATGCGATCGGTGTCATCCTGATCCTGATCGGCGTCGGCTTTCTCACCAGTGTCTGGAACGAGTGGCTAAGTCGCCACGCGACAGCGGCATCTCGGCCGAGATGGCCGAGTTCCTGCAGACGCCGATGTACGTCCATCATGCCCGGGCGCTCGCCCGCTTCCATGGCCTCACCGAGGAGGAGTGGCCGCGGTTCGCGCACATGGCCATTGCCAAGATTATCTACGAGGTCCCGATCTGATGGAGCAGCTGTTCAGCGCGGCGCACGCCGCATCGCGGATGTATTCGCAGAGCTGGCGGCGCGGAAACATCGTCCGCTGCCAGAGCCGGTTGCGACAGACACGGCTCACCAAGCGCCTGATCGACTTCTACCTCGATGAGATCGAGCGGGAGATCGACTTCATCATCTTCGAGAGGGATGCCGCATGACCACGATCGCCTACAGGGCCGGCATCCTGGCCGCGGACACGCGGATGATCCAGGGAACGGCCATCATCGCGGAGAACGTTGTCAAGATCGTCCGGCGTGACGACGGCGCGCTGTGCGGCGGTGCAGGAGATTGCGCTTGGGTGCAGGCCTTCCACCGCTGGTTCTTGGGCGGCGAGGAGGGTGATCCTCCGATCGTCGAAGACGGAGACAAAGGCGTGATCGTCAAGAAGCCAGGGCCGATCAAATATTTCGAGCCGGGCGGCACTGTCGAGTTTCGGGCGCCGTACTTCTCCTTCGGCTCCGGCAAGGAGTTCGCGCTTGGCGCCTTCTGGACCGGTGCAACCGCAAAGGAGGCCGTGCAGGCCGCCATGCATTTCGACCCCGGTACCGGCGGTCGCGTGATGGTGCTGAGCCATGACCAAGGCTGATCCGATTTCGACCAGCCCGAAGGCCATGATCGCCTTCGAGCTGATGAAAATCCTCGACCCGCTCGTTGGTGTGGCCGAGGCATCGTTCTTCATGTCGCGAAGCAACGACCTGCTCGGCGGCGCGACACCCGTCATGGCAATCAAGGAAGGCCATATCGACGAGGTTCGCCGCGCCGTGCAGGCTGTCGCGATGGAGAAGGGTGTGTTCGCGGAGCCATGGCTCCCGCCGAAAACTCGTCGCTGAAATTGCTGGGGTAGCTCAACGGTAGAGCGCCTGTCTTCCAAACAGGTGGTTGTGGGTTCGAGTCCCACCCCTCGCTCCAAAAGGAAATCGAACATGGGTGAGTACGACTACGTGCCCGTCGAGCGGGCGAAACCGCACGTCATCGTCGCCTACAGCCGTGATGTCGCTATCCAGTATCGCGACGCCTTTCAGCTCGACGCGAACATGTGGGCGTGCCTCGGGATAGGCCAGCGCCTGCCCGGCAAGGGCTGGCAGCGCATCGTCATGGTGCGCCCGCACTGGAGCCTCTCGCCGGCAGAGGCGATCGAGTTCGAATTGTTCGTCGAGAACTGGCGAATGGCGACGTTCCCCGACAGCGTCTTCAAGATCCTCTGAAAGGAAAGCACATGGACGTCGCTCAGGTCGTCGACCACAAGCCAGTTTCGATCTGGCAAAAGTTCAATCCGCTCTGGTGGCTGGTCGGAGACGACGGCTGGAACGTGCCGGCCGTGAACAACGGTGAGCCGTACCTGCCGGAGGTCACCAACGTCTGGCTCCGACGCTTCTACTGGTTCATCTGCCGCAACCCGCTGATGAACGTCGTCGGCTATGTGCTCGGCGTCGAGGACAAGAACTACTTGGTCTACGGCTCCGACCAGGTGCTGCGGACCACCGGCCGAGACTGCACGCCGGAAGCATTCGGCTTCCGCTGGGCGCTGCTCGATCCTGGCTTCAGCGTCGGCGCAGCCATCGTCTCGGCGATCGCGGCTTGGCTCGCATGGAGCGTGTATCCGGCCTTCGCAGTGATCTTGCCGATCTCGCTGCTCAAGGCGAGCGGCCTCCTGCCGTTCATCAGCTACTGGAACGGAAAACTCGAGTTCTACATGGGCTGGCGGCCGGCGAGCGGCGGCTTCGGCACCAAGATCGTATGGACCGCCAAATGAAGATGGATCTCGACCAAATTAAAAAGTACCTCCTCTGGTACATCCTGTGCCTGTGCGTCGCGGCCAGTGCCTGGACCACGGCGCTCGTGACCACCATCAAGGACGGTCGCACCGCTCTGGCCGTCATAGGCTTCGTCGCCTGGCCGGTCGGCGTCATCCACGGTTGGGGCATCTGGCTGGGCTTCTGGCCGTGATCTGGGAAGCCATCATCCTCGCGGTAGGCATCGTCGCCGCCGCGGCAATCATCTCCAACACCATCGAGAACCTCGTCGTCGATCTCGCGCAAGACATCTTCTCGCGCTGGGACGCCATGATCTACGAGGACGACGAGGACTGATGCCGTTTCCGTTCTGCTTCATCATCTTCACCTACGCGATCTGGCAGGCGTCCATCGAGCGGGCTTTCGATTTGAACCCGTCCGAGGTGCGCCTTGAAGGGCCCAAGAACCTTTGACCTGATCATCCTGGCGCCGCTGCTGATCGTCATCTTCCTCTGTTCAATGGCGCACCTTTTCAGCTGACGACCAGCCGGCTCCCAAAAATACCGAGCACGAAAAATGAAGGCTCTCAAAGCACTGGCCCTTGCGGGCCTGGTGATGATCGCTGCTGTGTCGCCATCACACGCGCTGATCATCAAAGGCGACCCCGGCGGGATCATCGTAGACTTCATCAAGAAGTACTCCGACATCCGTGACAGCGGCGAGCGCATCGTTGTCGACGGGGAGTGTGTCTCCTCCTGCACGATCTTCCTCGGCCTCGTGCCGAAGCAGAACTACTGCATCACGCCGAATGCAAGTCTCGGCTTTCACACGGCATCCCTGCGCGAGACGGAGCCTGACGGCACCGTCAAGTACACCCACGCTGAAGAGTTCTCAGCGATGATGTGGAACCTCTACCCGGGGAAGGTTCGGTCGCTTCTGAAGCGCATCGGCTGGAACGGGGACAATGCCGAAATCGCTCATCCGCAGATCGTTTACTCGGGCCGCGCCAGCTGCACAAGCTGGGCATCCGATACTGCGGGCCGGGAGACCTTTCGTGACCCGAAGGAGACTCCCGGATCGGCGGCAACTTCCGGCGATCATCAAGGTCGGCATCTACGAATATCAGCTCGTCCACTGGGATCCAGCTGAGGCCGACGAAAAGGACTGCCTCGGTCTCTGCGACCGTTTCAACTTCATCATCTACGTGCGCAACGACCTGCCTGACAGCGGGTTCGCAGAGACTCTTGAGCACGAGATCAACCACGCCTGTTGGCACGCCGCTGCGCTCAAGTCACGAGCCGCTGAAGAGACGGTCGTGAACCGACTGACGCCCGTCATGATCATGGCTCGCCGGGACAACCCGGAGATCTACGCATGGATTGATCGGGCTATCGCGCAGAAAGCCTGACCATGCTGAACGCAATGGTAGCCGCCACCAAGCGGCAAGCCGAGGCGATGATCGCCTGGCTGAAACTGAACCCGCATGAATGGGAGCCCGTCATTTACGGGCAACCAATCAAGAAGCTCTTCGGACACGCCAAGCTCGTCCGCCCCAGCGAGGGCGTGGAGCGGTCGCACTGCGACTGGGTGCTGGAGACGCTTGTCCCCAACCTCTGCCTGACGGTGACGACCGTTCCAGCGAACTGGCGGCTCCCGCAAGAGCACGTCTCCTGACGCTCGTCTCTGATCGGCCCAGCAAGAACCAAAAAAAACAGATGGACCGAATGAGTAGAATCAAAATCGCGAAGTCGCCGCGCCGCCCTGGCGGGGGACGCTCGATCTCGCGCGCCACTCTGGCCGCAATTCGGCTGCACGAGCACAATCAAGAGCGACGTGCCGACCGCAACGCGATCGCCGCGCCGCCGCTCATGGCTCCGCTCTCGCTCTCAAAGCTGGCGGCGGGCGCCGCGGACGCCTGGTGCTGGTTTCACGAACCCCGCGCTCTGGCCGTTGGCGGCAAGACGTTCTTCGGAACGACCGGCTCGGACGGCAACTCCGTGAGCACCGGACGCACCACGCTGTACGAGATCGACGAAGCGACCGGCGTGATCACGAGCAAGGTCATGCAGTCCAGCACGATCGCTGCCTGGTGGGCCGACGACCATGACTATCCAACGATCGTGGTGCGTCCCGATGGACGACTGATCGCCTTCTACGCGCCGCATCGCGTTGCCGCTCCGATTTATTTCCGCATCTCGGTCGGCGTCGGCACGATGGCGCAGGGCTGGTCGCAGGAATACAACCTCGGCAACACCGCGGCCCAGCCGACGTATCCGTCGCCGGTCATCCTGTCCGGCGAAGGCAACAAGCTCTACCTGTTCTACCGCAATGGCACGAGTTCCGGTCCGTTGTCGTATGTGACCTCGGCCGATATCGCGACCGTGGCGCCGCCGACTGTGGATGGCGGGACGATCGGCGCAACGCCGACCTGGACCGCTGAGAAGCGCCTGGCACAGAGCACGGGCACGCAGGGCATCTACCACAAGGTCACCTCGAACAACGTCGACCGCATCGACATCCTCTGCACGGACGCAGTCGGCGCGCAGGCGGGGGCAAAGACCGACGTCCGCCACGTGTACTGGCAGAACGGCCAGTGGCGCGGATCGAACGGCACGGCGCTGGGTGACGGCTCGACCATGATCGGGTTCACCGGGTTCACGCCCGTGGCAACCAGCGGCGCTCCGGACAATCTCGGCGACATGTGGGTTTCTCACGTCCAGCGTCGAGCGTCAGGCGTGGTCGAGGGCGTGTTCTGGCGTTTTGTCAGCACCCAGGATCATCGCTGCTATTACGCACGTTGGGACGGCGTGAGCTGGACCAAGCGCGAGGTCGACGCCGGCTTCGGTATGGGGCTGCCCGACACTCGCTCGACGCAGATCACGGACGGGCAGGGCGCGGCCGAGGGCTACTACAGCCCCGGCGCTTTCTTCGATACGACCGAAGAGGGGGTCCTCTACATCTCGGTCGGCACCGCGAGCTATTCGCAGCTCTACCGCTACCAGACCAAGGACAAGGGTCTGAGCTGGACCCGGGCGCGTGTCAGCGACCTGGCCGGCGAGAACGTCCGACCGGTCGTTCCGGTCAACAGGTCGGCCAAGTATTCGGTCCTGTGGCTGAGCGGCGCCTACCACTATTACGACTTCAGCACGAACCCGGCCGCCTCAGACATCGGCTACACCACCAAGATCCAGGGCGCATCGCGATCCTATGTGGCGCCAGGCGCGCTGCCGACAGTCGTCTCGCAGCCTGTAATCGCCGGCTCCTCGGTTGCTGCAGGCAACGTCCTGACGGCGTCTGTTGGATCGTGGACTGGCGATACGCCGATGAAATTCGCCTATCAGTGGGCGAAGAACGGCGTGGATATCGCTGGGGCGACCTCGTCGACATATACCGTTTTGGCTGGTGACGTTGGCGCCGACATCACCGTCCGCGTCACGACGACCAACTATCTCGGACCGGTCTCCGCCATCTCGGCGGTAGCGGCAAAGGTTGCGACCAACCTCGTCACCAAGTCGAACTCGTTCGATCAGTGGGCGGGCGCCTCGGCAACCGTGAGCGCGAACGTCGCGGCCGAGCCTGCAACTGGCACAGTCACTGCGGATCGGATGTTGGAGCAGGCGCAGACTCTGGCGCACAGCCTGACGTCAGCGAACATCGCGTTCGTCGCCGGCACCGCCTATACGTTCGCCATCTCCGCCAGGTTCGAGAGCGCTCAGTTCATCCAGTTGCTGTTTGGCGGCGCCGCATTTGGCTCGTTGGCCTATGCGAACTTCGACATCCAGAACGGCGTCAAGGCGACGGTGGGCTCGGCTGCAACGGCGAATATCGTGTCTCTCGGCAACGGCTGGTACCGCATCAGCGTGACCGCAACCGCGACCGGATCGACGTCAACGCCTGTCGCGATCTTCGGCGCCAACTCTGGCACCATGACGCGGGCGGCAAGCTACGCCGGATTGGTATCGAACACGCGCCTCCTGGCGAATGCTCAGGTCGAAACCGGAACGGGCGCTAACCCCTACAACCCGAACCCGTAATCCCGGAGCGCAGAACAGGGAGCGGCGAGCAAATCGTCGACTGCTGCTAAGCCCCGGATGCCGGCGGAGAGTTTTCCTCCTTTCCTCTCCGCCGGCCCCTCCAACAGGAAATCCACAATGGACAAAGTCAAAGCTGTCTACGGCTATGCCGTCGACTGGGTCGCTGCCCATCCGGCCGCGACGGTGAACGCCATCCTCGCGGTGGTCGTTCTCAAGGCAGTGCTCTCGATCATTTGACCATGGGCCGCCGGGCGCGAGGGCGCTATCGGTGCAAGTGCAGCTACTGCCTTGGCATCGATCGCCAGAAGCTCATCAGGCGCTTCGAAGCCAAGATGGTCAGCGAGGCGCTCATCCCGGACGAGGATGTCATCTACGCAAACCCCGCGAGGGGAGGTGGCCCGAAGTGCGGGTCGAACAAAGCCAGAGCTATTCGTGCCCGTAATTCCGCAAAGCGGCCTCTGAGGAGGATCGACGGTTTCGTCGAAACGCGATGCGGTTGGTGCGCCTATCTCGGTCCAGCCGAACGTCACCTAATGACATAGGGGTGGCTGGTAATTGGAGCCATGCGTCCAGCCGAGCGCTCGCGTGAAGCGAGAGAGGCGCAGGAAATCTCCCGAGCGTTGGGCCTGCGCCCCGGTAACGCTCGGCCTAATTCGCTGCCATCGTTTAGAGGACAAGGACGGCGCCGCAAGGCGCAGGCGGGGGTTCGAAGCCTCCTGGCAGCCACCTCAATCATGCATCGGTGAGCCAGTGGTGGTGGCACGGTCTCCAAAACCGAAGTCCGCTGGTTCGACTCCAGCCACCGGTGCCAAACAAAAAGAAGAACATGAGCACGCAGCGATATCGGGTCATCGTCCCGAGTGGAATCCATATCGGGGAAGACTTCTACGCACTGAACACGATCCTGTCGCTCACGGACGTCGGTGCGAAGTACCTCTTGATGAGCAAGCAGATCGCACTGGCCTCGACGCAGGCGCCGGTCGGTGAAGATCCGGGTAGTCCCAATGAGGACGACGTCACGATCGACATCACGGTCGGCACGCGGACGATCCCTGTGTCTCTGACCAAGTTTCTGTCCCTGTTTCCGAGCATCAAGGGCGCCAAGGGTGATGCCGGCAGCCAGGGTGCCACCGGATCTTGCGGCCTGAAGGGTGACCAGGGTGACAAGGGCGACCAGGGGCGCGGTATCGCGCTGAACGGCGTGGTCGCGACGTTCGATGACCTTCCGCTGTCATCCGACGACGGAGACCTTTTCGTCACTCTGGACACTGGCCACGGCTGGGGGTTCATCGACGGTACTTGGCACGACCTGGGACAGTTCAAGGGCGACAAGGGCGATCAAGGCGTGCAGGGGCCTCAGGGCATCCGCGGCCAGGTCGGCGAGAAAGGCGACAAGGGCGACAAGGGAGACCAGGGCGACTCAGGGAGTCCGACCTATGCAGACCGCGCTGAGTTGGGCGCGACCAACGCCGCAGCGTCTGAGACCGCAGCCGCAGGATATGCGACCGACGCATCTGCGAGCGCATCTGACGCACGATCATATCGTGACAGCGCGCAGACCCACGAGTCCAACGCTGCGACCAGCGCGACAAGCGCTGCGGTGAGCGCTGGAGCTGCAGCAACGTCGTCAACAAATGCGGCAGCCTCCAAGACTGCGGCCGATACCTCGGCAGCGAATGCTCACACGAGCGAGGTCAATGCTGCTGCCAGCGCAACCAGCGCCAGCACCAGCTCGTCCGCTGCGTCGACTTCTGCAACCAACGCGGCCGGCAGCGCCTCCGCTGCGCTGACGTCCAAAAACAACGCAGCAACGAGCGAGACCAACGCGGCTGCCTCGGCCACAGCTGCGGCGACGTCCCGAACCAATGCCGGAACGAGCGAGACCAACGCAGCCACTTCGGCCACCAATGCGTCGAACAGTGCATCGGCTGCTGCGACAAGCGCAACGAACGCGCAAACTGCGTACAACAACCTGCGCGGCCTCTACTACGGTGGCCTGACGAGCGATCCGGCGTTGGATCCGACCGGCGCCGCCCCAACCGCTGGCGACTTCTACTTCAATACCGCCAGCAAGAAGACGCGAGTCTTCAACGGGGTCGGTTGGGCCGACATGGTGGTCGGAGGAGCTGCTGGTCAGTGCAAGCTGATCATGGTCGATGCGAATACGCTCAAGCTGATCCCGTTCAATGGCAACTTGATCAAAATTGCAGGACAGTATTACGAGATCCCGGCCGCTGGCGTCACGCTCAGCAGCTTTGGCTTCTCGTTCGGCACGAAATACTACATCTACGCGACCATCTCTGGCGGCAACCTCATCCTGGACAAGGCCGGGACCGGCCACGTCACGAGCACGACCGCCGGCAACGTGGGCGTGGAAGTGATGTCGGGAGCAGGTGACGCCTACTCCCTCGTCGGCATGGTGCAGACGGGTGGTGCCGCCTACTTCTGGGATCAGCCGGACACCCGCCAGGTCAGGTCGTGGTTCAACGACACTGGTGTCACTCTGTCCAAGTCTTCAAGTGCAACCGTCTCCACAACGTCAGGGACGATTGTCGAGATTGAGACCGCAATCCGTTGCTTTGCATTGCTCTGGGCGAACGAGACTTGGTATCACTCTGTCGCCAGCACCATCCAGAACAGTGCCGCCGCGTCTATCACCTACCTTATGGCCGGCACGACCGCGGCCAATTATGGCATCCAGGCGTACGGTCATTCTGACACCATAAACTACGCGAAGCCGGCAAGTACGGCCTGGACGAGCGCAACAGCGACTGACCAGCTGATCGCCTTCACGCTTTGGGGGCAGGTCTCGGGTGGCACCGGGACATATGCTTACAAGTCACAATCCATCATGTCGGTGCGTCGATGACCCCTCTCGCAGAAGTTCTGACTATCCTTCGTCCAGGAGCGCAATGGGTGCTTCGTGGCGAAACTCTTGAAGATCTCGAATGGATCGACACCGAGCAAATCGCGCCGACGCAGGCAGAGGTGGATGCGCAGATGGCGAAGCCGGTTGTTCCGCAATCGGTGACGCCTCGACAGTCAGGCTGGCGCTCTACCAGATTGAATTGCGCCAGCAGGTCGAGGATTACGTCAACAGCCAGGACATCACGGTCCAGGACAGCTGGAACTACACGACTGCGTTCGATCGAAATCATCCGTTGATCCTGGCCTGCAAGCAGGCACTCGGCAAAACGGACGCGGATCTCGATGCGCTGTTCGTTCTGGCGGCGACGTTCTGAGCCATACCGAAGTCACATCACAAGGCCGTCCTTCGGGGCGGCCTTTTTGCTTTTAAGGACCGCCATGCTGTTCTCAATTATCATGGGCCTTCTGCCCAAGTTTGGGACCTCGTTCCTGGACTGGCTGAACAAGAAGACCGACGCCGATCTCGAGAAATTCAAGACGGCGGTCGGCGGCGACATCCAGCTGAACGCGGCCGAGCTGCGCTACAAGGTCGAGGTCGCCCGCATGGCGGCCGACATGCGCAAGGACGACCGCGAGCACTGGTTCACCGCCTGGATGGTGCCGGTCGCGTTCGCGGTCCTGTTCTTCCACGTCGCGGCAGTCGTCTTCGACTCCATCCCGCTGTTCGGCCATGAGGTCGGCACCTGGAAGGTCGCCGCGCTTCCCGCGCCCTACGACACCATGCAGGTGCAGATCGTTCTGACCATCTGCGGGGTGGCTGGGCTCTCCTCACTCAAGAAAATCTTCTCCCGATGAAAGCCATCACCGACGCCACGTTGGTCGCCGAATTCTCGGCGGCCAAACTGCCCGTCATCATCAAGTTCGAAGCAAAGTGGTGCCAGCCATGCAAGGCGATGACCCCAACTCTGAACGCCATCGAGCAAGAATACGGCCAGCGCGTTCAATTCTTCACCGCCAACGTCGAGCACTGCGACCTGATGGCCCAGCGCTTCCAGGTCTCGCAAATCCCGGCGCTCGTGGCGATGGAAAACGGGGTGGTCCTGGCCAAGCGCGTCGGCTCCGGTTCCAAGCAGGAAATCGCCCAGTGGATGCGCCAGTCGATCCCGGGCGCAAGAGATGAGCGCTGACCGAGAGAGGTTTGTTGTCGACTTCCTGTCGATGTCGGTCGTCTACGAGGGCGGCTTCTCAGTCCCCATCGTTGGGATGATCGATCGGTTCGACGAAGAGACGGACGATCCGGACGAGGCTGAAGAGCTGCTCATCCTGATGCCGCCTGACGGTATCGTGGTCGTCATGGATATGGCTGACCTCGACCGCGCGATCGAGGCGACCGGCACCGCATAACACAAGAAGAAGAAAAATGACCGATTTACCGCCGCGTCGCCGGGGACGGCCGACGAAGGAGGCGGCTGCCGCCTACGCCGCTGCCGCCCAGGAAAAGCAGAAGAAGGACAACAAGGAGAACGAGTACCTCGATGAGGTTCTCGCTCAACCGATCAAGCGCCGCGCCGCCCAGGCGAAGCTCCAGCCGGACGAAGAGACGCTCCGGACGATCGGCGAGCTGGGCAAGCTGTTCTGTACCCAGGAGGAGGTGGCTGCCGTGCTCGGTGTGGCCCGCCAGACCTTCGTCAAGTTCCTGTCCGATTGCCCCGAGGCCCGCAACGTCTGGGACGACGGCCTGATGCACGCCAAGGTCTCGCTGCGCCGCAAGCAGCTGACGCTCGCCGACAAGAATGCGCCGGCCGCGATCTTCCTCGGCAAGAACTACCTCGGCCAGAAGGACGAGAGCACCACCAACGTCAATCACAGCACTCCTGTGGCTGAAATGACCGAGGCGCAGCTCATGGAGATTGCCATGCGCCGCACAGCTCCGCCGGCCGAGAAGCCGGAGGCAAAAAAGGACATCGTTCACTGACATCGTAATCGCGAGGGCGAGCAATGATCAAAGACCAGAAGCGAACCCGCGCGATCACCGAGGACATTCGTCAGCAGCGCCGCCAGGCCATCGAGCAGAGACTCTGGCAGTCCAAGAACTTCTCCGAAGTGAAGCGTGAGGCGCCGGCTGAGCCGGTCGCCTCGCGCGATCCGGAGCCTGCTCAACACCACCCCGACCGTGAGGTCGTTCTACCGAAAAGAGAGGAACTGATCATGGGGCTCCCCCATCTCGTAATCGTCGGCGCCGACAAGGGCGGCGTTGGCAAGACCGTCGTGGCGCGCACCGTGCTCGACTACTTCAAAAGCGTGGGCGTGGATGCCCGGGCGATCGACACCCAGATGCCGTCCGGCAACCTGATCCGATTCCACAAGGACGTCACCGAGGTGATCGACCTGTCCAGCTCGGACGGCCAGATCAAGGTGTTCGACTCCCTGCCGAAGCATGCGGTCACCGTGATCGACATCCAGGCGGGGCTGCTCTCGCCGACGCTGACCCTGCTCAGTGAGATCGGCCTGCTGTCCATGGTCCAGGACGGCAAGATGAACGTGACGACCATGCAGGTCATCGGCAGCACCGTACAGTCGCTCAGCGAGATCGAGGGCGCCGCCAAGATCCTGACCGGCTCGCGCCACTTCATCGTCAAGAACCACACGAACGATGCCGCGTTCTTCGCTGGCCTCAACGTGTCGACCGACGCCCTCAAGGCCGGTACCGCGCTTATCGACATCGCCAAGCTCGACGAGCGTGCCACCGAGTATGTCGAGGCCGCGGCCACCTCGTTCGCCGACTACGCAAAGAACGGCGACTCCTTCGTGATGAAGGGCAAGGTGGGCCATTGGCTCAAGGGCGTCTTCGCCCAGTACGACACGGCCAAGCTGCACATCGCCTAATGACGAAGGTCATCAACCTGATCGGCGGCCCGGGATGCGGGAAGTCGACCACGGCGGCCGGTTTGTTCTTCGCGATGAAGTGCGCCGGCCACCGATGCGAGCTTGTGACAGAGTTCGCCAAGGAGCTGACCTACGACAAGAACTGGATCGACCTGAAGCGTCAGCTCTACGTTCTGGCAGAGCAGGAGAGGCGGCAGCGCCGCCTGCTCGGCGAGGTCGACTTCATCATCACCGACTGCCCGTTGCTTCTGTCGATCGCCTACATCAGCGATCCGATGGACCACCGCGCTGTCGACGAGTCGGCCCGTAATCTCTGGGCCCATTACGACAACATCAACTTCGGCCTCATCAGGACGAAGCCGTACCGCAATTATGGCCGCAGCCAGTCAGAGTCAGAGGCGAGGGCTATCGATCACAAGCTGGTCGATGAGGTCTTCAAGGACGAGGTGATCGAGGCATTCGTGCCCGGCGATCACAGTGCTCCGAGGGAGATCTACGAGGTCCTGTGCTCGAACCATCTGGCCTGATCGTCATCGAAAGAAAACGCACACATGTCCACCATCTCCATCATCCACCAGAAGTTCCAGGTGGAAGATGCGCGCCTCATCACCGTGTCCGATCTCGTTCAGGACACGGACGGGAAGTGGCTCCGCATCGTCAAGTTCAATGGCGACCCCGTCGTGAACGGCGCGCCCACCGCATTCACTGAGATCGCGGTCCGATCCGGCACCAAGACCGATCTGGAAATCCAGGCGCCGGGCTTCAAGTTCTAAGCCACATCTGACTGCTCGCGCCGAAACTGGTCTCGGTCAGGGGTATCCGCCAACGAACCTTCCATGAGGGCGCGGACTAAGTCGCACGTAGCAGCCTGCGCGGGCAGTCTTCAATCACTCTGGTCGAGTTGCCGCTTCGGGGGCATCAGCGCACAGCGCCTCGACCGGAGTCTAAACTCCGGAAACATCGTGAACAACCTTATCGACGTCTCCCCCGAGGAGGCGGCGGCCGAAATCCTGCGCCGCAGGAGGGGCCGCGAGCGCCTGATCGGCTTCACCGAGTACACGCTCCCCAAATACAACGCTGACCCGTTCCATCATCTGGTCGCCGAGAAGCTGGAAGCGGTCGAGCGCGGCGAGATCAAGCGCCTGATGCTGTTCGCGCCCCCGCGGCACGGCAAGAGTGAGCTGTCGACGCGCCGGTTTCCCGCCTACTTCATGGCGCGAAATCCGGACAAGAACGTCATCTCGGCGTCCTACAACGCCGACTTCGCCACGTCCTTCGGGCGTAACGTCCGCGACATCATCAAGGGCAACGAGTTCAAGACTCTCTTCCCGAATGTCGGAATCCGTACCGACCAGCGCGCCGCTGACGACTGGCAGCTGGAGCAGGGCGGTCAGTATTACGCGGTCGGCGTGGGCTCCGGCACCACAGGTAAGGGCTCCCATCTCTTCCTGATCGACGACCCGATCAAAGACCGCAAGGAAGTCAGCTCCGCCAATTTCCGCGAAGACCAATGGAACTGGTATCGCGACGTCGTTTACACCCGTCTCGAAGAAGACGCGGCAATCGTGCTCACGCTGACGCGATGGCACTACGACGACATCGCAGGCCGCCTCATCGAGCTGATGAACGACGGCAAGGGTTTGCCCTGGGAGATCCTGTATCTGCCGGCGCTGCCCTACACCAAGTCGATCCAGCGCGAGGATGGCACCAAGGAGCTGATCCTCAATGATGACGGCACCGTGCCGGGCGACCCGCTCCGCCGCAAGCCCAACGAGCCGCTGGCTCCTCGGCGCTTCTCCTACGCCGCTCTCCAGGATCGTCAGGACGTTCTAGGCGAGCGCTCGTTTGCAGCGCTCTACCAGCAGCAGCCGATGGCTGACGATGGCGGCATGTTCAATGCCTCCTGGTTCGAGACAGCCACCGAGCTGCCGGCCAAGCGCGTCCGCGTGCGGGCCTGGGACTTGGCTGCGTCCAAAGACGGCGACTACACCGTCGGCGTTCTGATGTCCCGGGACGCCAACGGCATCTTCTACATCGAGAACGTGATCCGATTCCGCGACACGCCGCTCGTCGTCGAGAAGAAGATCTTCGAGACCGCCAGGAACGACGGCAAGTCCGTCCAGATCTTCCTCCCGCAGGATCCGGGCCAGGCAGGCAAGAGCCAGGCCCAAAACTTTATCCGCCGGCTCGCCGGCTACATCGTCAAGGCTGTTCGCCCAACAGGACCGAAAGAGACCCGCGCCGCAGCGTTCGCTGCGCAGTGCGAGGCGAAGAATGTGAAATTGGTGAAAGGACACTGGAATGATGTCTTCACCGACGAGTTGGAAATGTTCCCTCTTGGCGTCAACGACGACCAGGTGGACGCCGCTTCCGACGCTTTCAACGCGCTACTCGGTCCCCGCAAGGCCGCAGTCCTTGACTGGTAACGTCAGGACTTCCCCGCCAAATGGCTGATACCCAGATCAAGTACACGCCTTCCCCGAAGGAAGGTAACCCCGGCCAATTGTCTTCGGCTGCCACCACGATGCAGCAGCGCACGTCGATGCTGCGCGCTGTCTACGGCGGCACCGAGACGATGCGCGCCAAGGATCAAACCTTCCTTCCGCAATACGAGAAGGAGTCGGATACCCGCTACCAATCGCGTCTGCAGTCCACCTTCGCGCTCAACAAGTTGCGTGAGGCTGTCGATGCTGCGTCGGCGAAGCCGTTCCGCACGCTGCTGAAGCTCGTCAACAACAAGGACCAGAACCTCGACGCTTGGGTCCAGGACGTCGATCTGCAGGGCAATCACCTGCACGTCTTCGCCCACCAATTCTTCAACAACGCGCTGCTCGACGGCATGTGCCACATCCTGGTGGACCATCCCGACACCTACAACATGAAGAGCCTTGCCGCTCAGAAGGCGTCCGGCGCCCGGCCGTTCATGAAGATGTTCAAGGTCGACGATGTTGCCGCGGCCTACGACATGTACGTCGGCGGTGACACCAAGACCGTCCACGTCCGCATCCGCAGCCAGCGCGCTGACCGCGACGGCTTCAAGGAGGTCCTCTTCAACCAGATCCGCGTCATCGAAATCGACCCCACCAAGACGTCTGGCATCGTCCAGCTCTGGGAGCAGGCGGCGACATCGGGCGGCTCGAACTGGACGTTCGTCGAAGAGACCCCGCTGAAGAACATGCCGGAGGTCCCGTTCGTCACCATGTATGCCGGCGAAAAGGAAGCCGACTACCAGGTGCGGCCGGTCTTCATCGATCTGGCCTACAAGCAGATCGAGCACTGGATCTCCAGCTCGGATCAGCGCTCGATCCTGTCGGCGGCACGCTTCCCGATGCTGGCGTGCTCTGGCGTCCAGATCGACCCGGAGGACGAGGCCCAGTTCGCCATCGGTCCCTACAAGGTGCTCTATTCGCCGGACGCCAATGGCCGTTGGTACTTCGTGGAGCCCAAGGGCACCGCGATCGAGTCCGGCATGAAGGACATTGAGAAGCTCGAAATGCAGATGGACATGATGGCGCTCAACCCGGTCACGGGCACGCACCGTCAGTACGTTCCGCAGAACGAGCGTGACATCCAGGAGACCCGGGTCCACTCGGTCGTCCACGACTTGGCGATCGGCTGCCAGGACTCGCTGGAGAAGGCCATCCTGTTCATGGGGCAGTGGACCGGCGCCGACTACAGCCAAGTCAAGGCCATCCTCAACACCGAGTTCTCGAATACGAAGGACCGCCTGCTTGAGGTCGCCCAGCTCGTGAAGATGTGGGAAGAGCGCGGCCTGTCGCGCCAGACCCTGTTGACCGAGGTACGCAACCGCAACCTGCTTGGTGACGACTTCAATCTGGATGACGAGCTGGCCTTCTGGGCTCAGGTCGACCAGATCAACATGCAGGCCGCCGATGGCATGCTGCCGGGCCGCTGGACGCAAGCCGATCCCGCCAAGGACCCGGCCGGCGGCGGCGCTGGATCTGCGAACCCCGATCCGAACGCGGCTCCCGGAACTGCAAAGCCTGCAAAGACGTTTGATTTTCCGAACGGTCAGACCCGCCCCACAAAGCAAATCTGATTGACTCGGTGCAAACGAAAATGCTATCGACGCCGCCCCATGACTGACTTGACCATGAAGTTCGAAGCAACCGAATACCGGTGCGAGCCCTGCACATTGCGGCAGGGCACGCCGGTACGGGAACTCGTTCGGATGATCCCCAAGTCGGTCGTGGTGTTCGGCAAGCTGGTGGGTAACGAGTATTTCTGCTGCCCGATTTGCTTCGAGCCGAAGTTCGATGCAAAGACCAGGAAGCCTGTAAAACATGCCCAGCCAGCAGCAGCCGAGCCGAAGCAGCGTCTCGCCGTCGTCAAATCCTAAGCACGATCCGCTCCAGCAGCAGATGGCCGACGACCTCCGGGAGATCCGGCGCAAGCAGTCGCTCGACGTCTACGCTCCCGGTATCGGAGTATTGATTTTGATCGGTTTGGCCTGGTGGTTCCTCCACCAGTAGGGCATTTGCATTCTCATGGGGCGAGGGGTTGACAGAACCCCGGACCCCGTGCTAGAAGATTTGCTTGAATGCAAATGGAGTGACCGTGAAGCTTTTCACCCGCCGATCTCTCGCCGAAGCGTTCCATTTGCCGCTTTGGGGGCAGGTCGCAACCGAGCTGCCGCCTCACTGGCTGGTCTCGCGGTTGCAAACGGGCGAGCTGGAGATCAATCGGCTCGGTGGCCTCACGATGCAAACGCCCTTCGGCGTGATGCAGTGCGCCGCGGGCGACATCGTCCTCCTGTTCGCCGACAATTCGATCGGGTTCGAGAAGCCCGACACATTCGAGAAGAACTTCGAACCCGTCACGCCCGAGCTGCTTCGCGCCGCGTGACCATCAAACTGCGCGTCTTGCCCCGCATATGTCTGCCTGCACGGCGGGCCGGTTAGGTAAGGCGCGCAACACCCTTCAGAGCCCGCTCAGGACCGTCCTGGGCGGGTTTTTCTTTGGGCCTGCGCCTTTGTGGCTGCGGCCGAGAACCCTTCCAGATCGCGCTCCCCTTCGGGTTGAGCGCGGTTTCAGCGGTCTCAGTTCGCATCCCGCACAAGACGAGCAGAGATACCGAAGAGCGCGCCGCACGCCCGCGCCGCCGCTGAACAGTTTCTTGGCAAGTAGCTCAGATCGGTAGAGCGCCTCGCTGTTAACGAGGATGTCGCAGGTTCGAGTCCTGCCCTGCCAGCCACCACCAATTCGCCAGCAATGACCAATCGAGCGCCGGGACGGCCTCGGAACGATCGCTGCTGGCTCCTCTGATTCCCCGACTCCTCGGGGATATCACCGGCCCTTCGAGCGGGACGCTTGACTGGGCCTTTTATCACGAGGGGCGGGATGCCCCGCATTTCCGGGATGGATATGCTCAAAGCAGTCGTTAAAGATCTCAATGAACTCGATGAGGGCCTCCGAGGCTACTACGTCGCGAAGGACGGGAAGTTCTTCCTGAACGTGACCGCCAGCGAAGGCTTCGAACTCGACAACGTCCAGGGCCTGAAGACGGCGCTCGGCGCGGAACGCAACAACGTTTTCGTTCTGAAGGCGCAGTTGCAGCCCTACGAAGGCCTCGATGTGGCCGCGGCTAAGACCGCGATCGAACGCATCACCGCCTTCGGAGACATCACGCCGGAAGCCGCCAAGACGGCGGTCGAAACGACGGCTCGACTGACTGCACTCGATCCCGAGAAGCAGGCCGAGCAGATCGCGAACACCAAGCTCGACACCATCAGGGGCCAACTCTCCGCTCAGTACGGACTGAAGGAGACCGAGTGGACCACCAAGGTCAAGGGTCTGGAGGACGCCAATGCCAGCTTGGTGGGGCAGCTGAAGACGATCATGGGCGAGAGCCAGATCAAGTCTGAAGTCGCCAAAGCCAACCCCCTGGACGACGCGCGGGATGCCGTCGAACTCCTGGTGGGCAAGTTCGTCCGCACGTCCATGAAGGACGGCAAGGTCGTCACGGAAGTGATCGACACGAACGGCAACCCCCGCATCAAGGACGTGAACGGCACCGCGTTCACGGTCGAAGATCTCGTTGCAGAGATCCGAGAGAAGTCCGCGTCGCTCTTCAAGCCTGACGAGAAGCGCGGTCTCGGGACCAACCCCGGAAGCAACAGCGCTACGCCGGCCGGAGGGGTCGTGAACCCCTGGGCCACCGAAACGCGCAACGTCACCCAGCAAATGCTGCTGGAAAACACCAAACCCGAATTGGCCAAGCAGCTGAAAGCAGCGGCCGGCGTGAAGGACTAAGTCCTCCCGCCTTCCAACATGCAGGCGCCCGGATTTTGTCCGGGCGTTTGCTTGAATGCAAACCAGCGGCGGCCAGTCACCAACCTCAAGAGTGAGAAATGACTGAGACTCGTCTCGCGGACATGATCGTCCCGACCAAGTTCAACAAGTACGTCCAGGTGCTCTCGACCCAGAAGTCGGAGCTGTTCCAGTCGGGCATCATCACCGACCTGACCAGCGTCATCAACGCCGAGATCGAAGGCAAGACGGTCAACATGCCGTACTTCAACGATCTCGACGCCTCGGACGCCGAGCAGATCCTCGACGACACGACCGACCTGACCGTCAGCAAGATGACGACCGGCCAGGACGTGGCCGTGAAGCTTCTGCGCGGCAAGGCGTTCGGCTCGACCGACCTCGCGGCCGACCTGTCCGGCACGGACCCGATCGACGCGATCGCGAACCGTTTCGCCGACTGGTGGAACAAGCGCATGCAGACCGCGCTGCTCGCGACCCTGGCCGGCGCCATGGGCTCGACCGACATGGCGGCCAACGTCAGCGACATCTCCGCCCTGACCGGCGGCGCTGAGAACTTCGACGCCGACTCGTTCATCGACGCGGCCTTCTTGCTCGGCGACGAGCAGGGCGGTCTGTCGGCGGTCGCCGTCCACTCGCTGACCCTGAAGGCGATGGTCAAAGCCGACCTGATCGACTTCGTCCCGGACAGCCAGGGCAAGCTGACCATCCCGACCTATCTCGGCAAGACCGTGCTCGTCGACGACAGCATGCCGGTGACCGGCGCGGGCGCGAACCGCGTGTTCACCACCTACATCTTCGGCCCCGGCGCGATCGGTTTCGGCGAGAAGTCGCCGAAGGTGCCGGTGGAAGTCGAGCGCCAGGCTCTGAAGGGCATGGGCCAGGAGTACATCGTGAACCGCCGCCAGTGGGTCATGCATCCCCGCGGCATCAAGTGGCTCGGCGGCACCCAGGCCGGCGTCACGCCGTCCAACACCGAGCTGGCCAACACCAGCAACTGGCAGCGCGTGTACGATGCGAAGATCGTCCGCCTGGTGGCCTTCAAGCACAAGTTGGCCGCCTAATCGTCGCTGACGGTACCGAAACACAAGACCCTCCCCCTAATCCGGGGAGGGTTCTTTGTGACTCTGGAGACATTCATGTTTGGAGCAAAAGGCTTCCGAGCCCGCGAAGCGACCGCGAACTACAAGCGCCGCACTCGTCGCCTCGTGACGGACGAAGTCCGGGCAATTCGTTTCGCCAACCTGCACGGAAATGCGGAGCCGAAAGCTCCCGCCGCGCCGGTCGTCGAGCCGGTTGAGCCCACCGCACCGGCCGCGGAAGTGACCGACGAGACCAACGTCGAGCAGGTCGCTGAAGACGCGGAGACGTCAACTGCCGAAACCGCTGCCGATCAGTCCGATCAGGACCAGACCGAAGGCGACGAAGCAGATGGTACCGGCGACGAGACCGCGCCGAAGGAAGGCGAGGCCAAGACGGCCAGCGCCAAGCCGAAGGGCCCCAAGAAGAAGAAATAATTCAGGCTCAAAGTGCCGCGGTTTCCGCGACCTAACGAGGAAATGTAATGGGCTACGCGACCAAAGAGGACATCGACGAGCTTTACGGCACCGACCTCCTGGTTCGCGTGGCCGATTACGACAGAGACGGCCAGCCGGACCCCGACGTTGTCGCGAAGGGGCTCCAGTCTGCCGACGAGATCTGCGACGCCTATCTGTCGGCTCAGTATACGATCCCGGTGACCCCCACGCCCGGCGTGGTGAGGAACTGCGCGATCGACATCGCCGTCTACAAGATAGCGCTGGGCCGCACCGGCCGCACCGACGAAATGCGGGTGCGCTATGAGGATGCCCTGGCGCTCCTCGAGAAAATTTCCACCGGCAAGGTTGGCCTAGGCCTTCCGCCGGAGACCACCGACAACGGTGACGGCACGTCCACGACGACCAACCCGAACGTTAAGCGCTCAGGAGGCTCGTTCGACTGCGGGAGGGCCTGATGGCCGACCTTCAAGTCAGAGTCGATGCCAGCGACCTGCGCAAGCTGAACAAGCGCATCAGTGAGCTGCTGCACGACACACTCAATCTTCAACCGGTCTACGCAAGCGCCGCCGAGTACATGAAGAACTCGACGGTCAACCGCGTCCTGCGGAGCAAGACCGGTCCGGACGGCGAGCGCTGGGCGGCGCTGCGTGAGGTGACGGTCAAGCTCAAAGGTGGCAACGACAGCATCCTGTTTGACAGCGGTGAGCTGGCCAAGTGGATCCAGGTCGAGGACGTCACTCATGACGGCTTCGTCCTCAGTTCGACCGCACTCAACCACGAGGGCGAGCCGTACTCGTCCTATGTGCAGGACGGCGTGAAGCGAACCAAGGGCATGATCAGGCGCAAGAAGATCCCGCCGCGTCCGTTCATGGGCTTCTCAGACGAAAACAAGCGACGGATCTCCAAGATGATCCGTGATTATCTGGCGCATGGAGGCGACTGATGAGCAAGATCGTCGACTTCCGGCAGAGGATCGTCGACACCATCAAGGTCATGTACCCCAACATGGATGTCGACTGGTACGACGGGCTCTTCGACGAGCAGGACATCGCGGACTGGACGGTAAAGACGCCGTCCGCCCGCGTGGCCGTCATGAGCACCAACGGTGACCACGAAGTGACCGGCGAGCTGAACGCGCGCCTCCGATGTGTGGTCGTCGTCATCGACGAGAACCGGTTCGTCGCCCTCGACGGCGACGCTCGTGCCTGGGACTACGTCGAGAGCATCGCCCTCAAGGCGAACCTTTACAATTTCGGCGACCCAAATGCGGCGCCGGCAACCATGGTCAAGTTCCGCAGGATCAGCCAGCCAGTGCTTCGGCGCGAGGGTGTGTCGATCGGCGTCGTGGAATGGGAGAGCGACCTCACGATCGGTACCAACCGGGTCCGTGAGCGCGAGTTCTTCTATCGCCCGGACGGCTCGATGATCACTCAGGTCCCATCCAGCACCCACACCCGGGGCCATGTCCACACCGCCGCCGGCCTGCAGCGAGACGAGCAGACCGACTTTGACGCCTCCGAGGACTGAGCCGTGGCGAAGAAAAAGAAGAAGCTCTCGAAGCAGACCCTTATGACCGAGCTGCGGTTGGAGCGAAAGCGCCGCCGCAAACGCAAGGGCGGATAATCCGGAGTTACCGATGAGAGCCCTTCTGTCGATCGAGCGCCGCATGCAGGATCTCGAACGCAAGTTCGAGAACAAGGAGCGCCTCGGCAAGGTCGTTGCGATCAAGTACGAGAAGGATCGCTGGTACGTCAAAATGAATGACGGCCAGGACCAGACGCCGAGCGGATCGCAGTCAAATGCCGATCCGATGAACGGCGAAGGCACGGTCAAGAGCGACTGGCAGCCGTGGCAGAGCTTCTCCCACGGCACCATGAAGTTTTCAGTTCCGCCCAAGGTCGGTCAGGAAGTCCTGATGCGAGCGGTCGGCGGAATGCCTGAGCTGTCCACCGTCGAGCCATTCCACTATGGCCCGAAGACGCCGTCCCCGCACGGCAAGCAGGATGAGAGCGTCCGGCTGATCCACGAGAAAGAGGATCAGCAGCACTGGCAGCATCAGACCAAGGACACCAATCACCTCATCATCAAGACCAAGCAGAACAAGGGCGCCCCGGGCGGCCTTGGCGACATCGGCGGTCTTGGTGATCTAGCCAACATCGGCCAGATGGCTGGCTTCAGCGGCGCCGACTTCTCCGGCATGCTGGGAAGCCTCGGCAATCTCGGCAACCTCGGCAATCTCGCCGGCCTCGACATCTCGAACATCGCCAACCTGGCCGGCATCTCTGGCCTCGGCGACATCTCCAAGCTCGCCGACTTCGGCAGCATGGCCAAGATGTTCGGAATGCCCGACTTCGCGCAGCTCGGCAACGTCGCCGGGATCGCACAGCAGGTCACGGGCGCCGGCCTCACCAGCCAGGCCGGTCAGATGATCGGCGGCGGGGCAGGCGGCGGCGCTGGTATCCCGGCATCGCTCGGCGGCCAGCAGAAACAGGACGCGCCCAAGCTTCCGGACGTCCCGGAGGAGGGTGACGACGGCGTCACCCAGGTCAAGTCGACCAAGGAGTTCATCCTCAAGACGGTCGGCAAGAGCAAGTCGTACTACCGGCAGGACGGCGACAAGGTTCACCTCCGCTTCGGCGAGGACGGCGCCAAGGCCGACGTCCTAATGGACGAGAACCAGGTCAAGATCCAGTTCAAGGACAAGAAGGCCGTCGTCAAATGGACCGACAGCGACCTGAATGTCACCTTCGGTGAGGATAAAGCGAACATCAAGCTCGATGACTCCGCGATCGTTCTCACCCAGGGAAAGGACAAAGCCAAGGTCACGATCCAGGAAGACTACGTCGAAGTGAAGGGCGCCTCCGAGTGCTCCTGCGGCGTGGATGGTCGATGGGTCTACATCAACAATGGCCGAGTCAATCTCGGCGTATCCGGGCCAAAAGAAGCTGCCAGCGTCAGGGTGATGACCGAGTCCGGTCCATCCCAGGTCGTGTGGGCCAAGCTCGCCTGACGAAAGAGACCAATGCAAAAAAAGAAAAAGTACGTCGTCGGCGCCTCCTTCTGGAAAGACGGCGTTCAGCTCCCCGTGGGCAAGGAAATCTGGCTGTTTCCCTCCGAGGCCAAGTATCGCGGCAACGCGCTGGTCGACCCGGACCAGGTGATCGCCGTTCCGGCCGCTCCCGCCGCTGAGCCCGCCGCTCCCGTCGAGGCGCCTGCCGCCGACACTGAGAGCGAGCACGATGGCGACGCAGAGCACTGAGCACCTCGTCGACATCGATCGCTTCACTGGTGCGCTGATCCAAGGCTGGGAGCGCATCAAGCAGAGCATCTACGTCATCCTCACCACCAGGCTGCGCACTCGATTGATGCGCCTGTGGTGGGGGTCGAAGTTCATCGACATGCAGGACAAGCCTGGCAACCAGGAAGTCCTCATGGCCGGCATGATGGCGGCGATCGCCGCGATCAACACCTATGAGCCAGAGTTCAAGGTGACGCGCGTGTCGATCGACTCGTTCGATGCATCAGGGGAGATCACCATCACGATCGAGGGCATCGACCTCGTGGACGCTGCGCTGCGGCGAACCCAAGTAACAATCTAGCGAGGTCAGATGCCCAACTATACGTCGCCCGCGCTGTACATCGACTTCGCGAGGCTGCCGCCGCCCGACGTCATCGAGACGATCAGCTACGAGAACCTGCTCCAGGTCTACAAGGACCAGGTCGTCTCCAAGAACAGCAAGCTTCAGGCAGCCGTCAACCTGGAGCAGTCGCCCACCAACGTCATCCTTGAGGCTGAGGCCTACGGGGAGATGCTGGTGCGAGCCCGCGTCAATGCGGCGGCCCGCGCCGTCATGCTGGCCTTCTCCAAGGGGGCCGATCTCGACAATCTCGCCGCCTTCTTCGGCGTCGAGCGCGCTGCCGGCGAGACCGATGATAGCCTGCGCCGCCGAGCCCAGCTCGCGCCAGAGGCTTTTTCGACTGCCGGCTCCGAAGGGGCCTACATCTTTCAGGCCCTGACCGCCGACCCGATCAAGATCCGGGACGCCACTGCGGTCAAGGTCGACGATCGTGGCAGGGTGAGGATCTGCGTCATGGCCGCCGGGGCTGACCCGGTGCCGACCAACGACACCATCCTGAAGGTCCGCGACCGTCTCAATTCGAAGGGCATCAGGCCGCTCACCGACGTGATCAGCGTCGTTCCGGTCAAGGTGCTCCGACAGCAGATCGTCGCCAACGTGTCGCTTTATCCCGGCCCGGACGCCGCGCTGATCATGGCCGACATCGGCGCCGCCCTGAACAAGGTGCGGGCCAACGTTTCGCTGATCGGTCGAGACCTGACCCGGTCCGCCATCATTTCGGCCCTCAATCAGGAGGGCGTCCAGTCCGTCGATCTGATCTCGCCGGCAGAGAACGTCGTGGTCGACACTGACCAGTGCGCGCTTATCGAAAGCGCCGCGATCACGCCGCTCCAGCTGAGGGTGGAGTAAGACATGGCGACGTTTCCGACGCGCCGGATGGATCACATCCTGGCGCCGAACGCGACCGAATACGAGCGAACGCTGGCTTCCCAGGTCGATCGTCTCCTTGATCTGAACATCCCGATCCGGCTGCTCTGGAACCCGTGGGAATGCCCTGAGAACCTGCTGCCTTACTTGGCATGGGCTCTCTCGGTCGACCTTTGGGACTCGAGCTGGCCGGTCACCAAGCGGCGTAGCGTCATCGCCAACGCCATCAAGCATCACCGCCAGAAAGGCACGCTGCAGGGCATCGAGACCTATCTCGATCTCGTGGGCAGCAAGATCCTGAAGGCCGATCTGCCGCCGAGCACGGTTTTCTCCGGCCCCTCGTTGACGAGGGATGAGCGCGAGGCATGGCTGCAGAAGCTGCCGCAGATCCGGGTATGGCGTCAGTACGAGACGTCGATCAAGGGCAGGCGCATCTTCTCCGGGGGCAGCCGCTACCAGAGCTTCCTCACCGGGCATTTCCCTGGCCCGAACGACGCCATCACGCGCATGGCGCGGCGGGCGCGCTGGGTCGTCAAGGGCGTCGAAACGGACGCCAAGGTCGAGAACTTCGATGGCTTCTTCCGGGTCCATATCCCGGGACATCTGGAGCACTCGATCTTCTGCAACACGCCCTTCAACAAGAAGGGCAAGTTCCCGGTACCGTCCACGGCATACCAGCGGATCGTCTCGATCGAGCCGACCGTGTTGACGCCCTGGCGCAACTCGATCACGCCTTCTCTCCAAGCGGTCACCTCGGAGCCCGAGCTGGTCGCCGTCGCGGGCAAGGAAGGTCACGCCGTCTACAGCAACCGCATCAATTACAATCGGTTCTACATTCCGTCGATGTCAGGCTATCGTCTCTTCGAGCGATATGCGGTCAACGATGGAACGGCAATCCAGAAGCGACCGTCGATCCAGTTCATGGGCGTCGGCCGGTACGGCATCAAGCCGAAGACCGCCGAGCTTAAGGTGGAGATGAAGACGAAATGGCCGGCTTGGAAGGCGCGCCTCAACGAGGCGAGCTATCCGAAGTCACGCTTCTTCACGCCGCATGATGGAACGCTGATGGCGAAGAACAGGCAGGCGGTCATTGCCGCCAAGCGCCTGTCAGACCAGATCCTGCTCGACACCAATACAAAGCCTGGGTTCGTCGCTGGCCTGCCGCGATGGGCCGGCGACCCCATCGTCATCTGATCATTCAACCGATGCACATGAGCCCATCGTCCGCGGGGACGGTGGGCTTTTTCGTGCGCAACGAGAGGCCCTAAATGGACCGCCAAGTAATCTTCCGCGACTATCAGGAACAGGTCGCTTCCGATCACAACAATCTGCAGGACTACGTGCAGGCGGCGATGGACAACATCGTCGCGGACGGCATCGCCGCCACCCGCAAGTATTCCGGCATGATCATCACCAAGACCGGCCAGGTCGAAGTCACCGTTGGTGCGGGCCGCGTCTACGACGGCGGTCAGGTGTTCGGTCGTCGGACGGTCCTGACGCAGTCGCTCGCCACCTATGTGGCCGCTGCCGCGAAGCGCATCGTCACCATCTCGGCCTACGGCCAGGAAGTGGATACCGATGTCGAGACCCGCGACTACCTGACGGACGTCGACACCGGCACCGTCGAGCCGCGCGCCGTCTCGATGACCCGTTCCCGCGACGCCCAGATCGTCTTCACGGCCGGCGCCGAAGCGGCTGACCCGGTGCCCCCGGCGGTTCCCGCCACGCACGTCGTGGTCGCCAACGTTCTGCTCGACACCACGCAGATCGTCTCGATCGACATGCTGGACCAGAACGCGGTCGTGTCCACGGACGCACTGGACATCCGCACCGACCTGCTTGAGGCGTTCCGCGCCATCATCGAGCCGCGCGTGACCTCGCTTGCCTCGGACCTGGCGGAACTCGCCAACCGCATCAACTCGCTGGGCGACAGCTCCGAGATTTACCGCATCGAGGAAGACCTCGCGCGAGTAAAGCAGAGCCTGCGCTATCCGGCCGACGCTTCAGGCTTCGACGCCGACTTCTACCTCGACCAGAACAAGTCGGACACCACCAACACCCAGCTCCTCGGCTACGACTGTAAGATCGAGGAAGGCATCCGCTTCTCGGATGCGAACTCCAACCAGTTCGAGATCACGCTGTTCTCGGCGAACGACCCGAACGCCAGGAACATCGGCGGCTACCTGATCCCGGCGTACTACGATCAGGTGAAGATCCAGACCGGCGCCTACGTCAATTCGCTGGGCATGGCCCAGTACGGCTATCAGGTCAACAACATGCAGGTGGGATACATGTCCCGCACGCGCCTGCGCTACGGTGGTGGCCTGTCGGTCTGCACGAACGGCAACGAGTACAACTACCCGGGTGAGGCCCCGTCGAGCACGAATCTGTACGACTACGGCACCGTGGGTTTCACCACGTCGTATGTCGATGGCCGTGACCCGTACAACTACTTCCACTACAATGAGCGCACCGACACCTGGTGGCTCGATACGTGGCAAGAGCCGTACATGTACACGGTCACCACGGATCTCGCGATCACCGGCGCCCAGGTCGCTCAGACCTTCCTGGTCTCGAACGACATGATCTGCACCCGGCTCGGGTTCTACGTCGCGGCGAAGGCTGCGAACGAAGACATCCACGTCACGCTGTGCGAAGTCACGAACGGCATGCCGGACCTGACCAAGGTCATCCTCAAGACGGTTCAGCCGCAGGCCAGCATCGGCTTGCAGTGGAACACGGTCGCAGTCCAGCCGACCTTCCTCGCGAAGGGCAAGCGCTACGCGGTCGTTCTCATCTCGAACGCGAACCACCAGATCGGCATGACGTCCGGTCAGTCCTACCTGGACGGCACGTTCTTCTATTCGACGGACGGCATCTACTACCAGGGCGACCTGACCAAGGACATGATGCTGCTCGTTTACGGTGCGGCGTTCCCCTCGGCACAGGTCGCGATCGAGTTCGCTCCGATCACGCTCGATGGCGGCTTCCGCACCATCGACATCCTGGCCGAACAGTGGGTGCCCGCGTCGTGCCAGCTGGTCTTCGAGATGCGGCCGAACGGAACCGGTCAATGGCTCCCGTTGTCGAAGGACAATGCGGACATCCTGGCTCAGGCTCCGCCGCTGGCTCAGTTCCGCGCTCGCTTCGTCGGCACGCAGGACATGCAGCCGATCCTGCATCTCAGCGGATCGCGCGTGAAGGTGTATCGGCCGAAGACGTCGCTCAAGCACGTCTCGATCAAGCACACCGTACCGCCGCTCTCGAACGTCGCCAACAACCTGACGGTCAAGATCCGGCTCGAAGCCTTCGACGCCACGCCGCACACGCACGCAGCGACGGTTCGCGTTGGTTCGACGGACTACAATCCGGCCAGCAGCGTGGTGACGCTCGAAGATGCGACGTCCAACCGGTACATGAAGACGATGACGTTCAGTCTGCCCGCGGGCACGACCCAGTTCACCATCAGTCAGACCGGCACCACCAACTCTCCGCAGGTGACGTATCACGTCGCCGAGCGGACCTACTACACGAAGTAAGAGGTCAACATGGCAGACGAAACCCCCGCGGGACCGCAGCCCGATCCGGCGAAGCGCTACCGCGTCAAGCTGGCTCGCGCCATCGAAGTGGCTCCGGGCATCTACGGTCGTCCCTTCGATCACGAGGTGATCATCGAGGGAAGCGCCATCGCCGGTTTCGGCGACGCGATCATCGGCTTCGAAGAGGTCTAAGCAATGCCGCGTCGGTTCGACCAGTTCTACAGGGTGAAGGCGAGGGATAACCTCGGCGACCCCGACTATTGGAACCGGCGCTTCGAGGACATCGATCGCCGAGTTTCCTCCAACGAGGACGGACTCGACGCAATCGGCGGTCTGACGGCTTACGTTGAGGGCCTCGCCCTCAACCGCCTCGACCTCGTCCTGGCGCCAGCCCTGGACAAGATCGCACTGGTGAGCGAGCAGGGGTTCTTGCTCGCTCACTCCTTCTCAACCGTCACTCTCGACACCAACACCACGCAGGTGTTCTCGATCCCGGACCAGGCGGAGCGCGAGCTGTTCGCGCCTTCGCCGTTCGTGACCATTGTGCGGGAGGCGAACCAGACGGACTACGCTTTCGCCAGGACCGTCGATTTCGACCATGTGTCTGGCCAGCTCACCGTGCAGCCGGTTCAGATCTTCGGCAATCCCGGCCCTCACAGCGACTGGATCATCTACGTCGGCTCGGCCGTCTCAAAGGCTGTTGAGCAGATGCTCAACGATACCAAGGCTGCCCGCGACACCGCCCTGCAGTACAAGGGCGACGCAGCGACCAGCGCGGCTCAGGCCGCTGCTGACCGGGCATCGATCGCCCAGGCGAAGACGGACACTCTGGCGGCTCGCGACGCGGCTGCTCAATCGGCCCTGAATGCGCAGACGTGGGATCCGACGAACTACGCCACGAAGGCTGTGAACAACGCGACCTTCGTTTCGTACCTCATCGCGCAGAACCTCGGCGTAGCGCCGCGAGATCTGGCGCGGAAGAACCTCGGGATCTTCTGGCAGCAGGCCGTTCCAGCCGCCACGGACTGGAACACTCTTACGGACGAGGGGACCTACTACTCCTCGCAGCCGACCATTGCCGGCAAGAATGCGCCGGGCACCGTTGGAACATTCTGGTATCTGCAAGTCCAGGCTTACGGGCAGGATCTTGAGAACTACGTGATGCAGCGGGCCGTTCAGCTCGACACCAACTCGACCGTCAATGCGTACTGCCGCGTTCTCGCGGCCGGAACGTGGGGTGCATGGAAGCCAGTGCTGACGGGCGACAGCATCGCCACAGTTGCCAACATGAAGAGTGGCACAGGCTCCGGAGTCATCAACGTCGCCAACGCCTATTCGGCGGCGGCATTCTATCCCGTTGGATCTGTCGGGGCGGGAACGCTCACCATCGACATGAACAATGGGAGCCGTCAGTTTATCACGCTGGCCGGCAACATCACCGTCGCGGCGCCTTTGAACCCAAAGGATGGCCAGGTGTTGGAACTGCTCTTCGCTCAGGACGCCACCGGCAATCGCACGGTGTCGTGGGCTGCGTTGTGGCGATTCCCTGATGGTGTTGCTCCTGCGGTCTACGCTGGCGCAAACAATGCCTCTCTGATCGTCAGTGCGACTTACAGCATCGCCGCCGGCCAGTGGATGGCTGCGGCCTGGAAGCCGTACTAACACCTTCGCCCGGCTGGTCTTCGTGATCGGCCGGGCTTCTCTTTCAGGAGTTTTCGGATGCCTTTGATCCTTCCGAACCGAAGGGTTCTGGGCGTGCCGCCGCGCGTCATCACGGGCGGCATCATCTACAACACGCCCGGGACCTACAATCTCGTCATCCCCCGGTTCAACATGCTCATTGTTGACGTGAAGGGGGCGGCTGGTGGCGGCAGTGGAGCTTGCCACTACTACGACCAGGACAACGTGGCGGGAGGCGGCGTCGGGCCTGGTGTCGGCGTGGGCGGGTCGAGCGGGACGACGCCCAACTACACGTACCTTCTCGGAGGCAACTCGAACCCTGGCGGCTTCTCGCAGTTCAGGGATGCGATCTCTGGCCTCACGTTGAATGCTGGCGGAGGCGCCGGCAACACCGGAGGTGACTGGTTTCACACCACATACCAGGGCGGTCAGGTGCCGCAATCTTCGGCCGGCACAGGCACTGGCGGAAACTGGACCAACAATACCGGCGGCGGCGCAGCTGCCGGAACGTACGGATTCAACCCGAACTGCTACAGCCCGGCAGTCGGCGGCTTTGTCACCTCGTACGGCGGTTGGGGCGGCAACGGAGGCCAGGCGGTCTCGCACCTTGACTGGACGAACTTCGCCTATCTCTTCGGCCGCACTGTGACAATCGTCGTCGGACAGGGTGGCGCGGCTGGCGCAACGCCCGGAGGCGGCACAAACGGCATCGGCGGCGGCAATGGATCCGTCTCTGTCAATTGGAGTTGACCTTGCTCTATGTAAAAGACAACGGTCAGGACGGTTTTCTTGAGATCCCTTACGGAGCCTCGTTCACCGGATCTGACGAAGCAATTCATCCATACCAATGCATCGAGCTTTGGGATGAAACGGACCTGAACGCCATCGGCGTTTTCAGGGTGGAGCCTGCGGCTCTGCCCACCGACCCGGAGGTCTCGATCTCCGGATATCACTTCGAGAAGGGGTCGGACGGAGTGATCAAGCAGGTGCTGGACTTGATCCAGCCTCCGCCTCCGACCAAAGACGATCTGAAGGCCTATGCGGCTTCGAAGCGGTACGCCAAGGAAGTCGGCGGGACGGTCTCACCGACCTACGGCTTCCTCTACACGGATCGCGACACGCGGGCACTCATCGCCCAGAGCATCCAGTCGATCGACCTGCAGATCGTGACTGAGCCGATCAACTGGAAATCTCCGGCCGGCTTCGTCTCCCTCGATCGCGCAGCACTCGTTGCAATCTCTCGGGAGATGGCGACGTTCGTGCAGACGACCTTCGACAAGGAGGCCGAGATCGACAGCAAGATCGCTGACGGAACGATCGCCGCGAAAGCGGAAATCGACGCCGCCTTCGCCTAACCCCGCAACAACCAAATCCAACCCTCCAAGCCGCTCCATCCGGGGCGGCTTTTTTGTTTGGGAGAACCATACGTGACTGTTCAATACCTCCACGGCATCGAGACGATCGAACTCGATAGCCCCTCCGGACCGGTCGAGACCGTCAAGTCGAACGTGATCGGCTTGGTCGGCACGGCGCCGGACGCTGACCCGGATCTCTTCCCGCTCAACACTCCGGTGCCGGTGTTTGCCGACGCACTGAAGGCGGGTCAGCTGAAATCCACGGGCACGCTGCTCGACGGCATCGACGCGATCTACAGCCAGAAGTCGGCTGTCGTGGTTGTGGTCCGTGTCTCCGAAGGCCAGAGCCAGGAAGAGACCTGGTCGAACGCTGTTGGCTCGCCCAGCGGCAAGACCGGCGTCTGGTCGCTGCTCAAGGCGCGTCCGATGCTCGGCCTCATCCCGAAGCTGCTGGTCGCCCCGGGCCACACGTCTGGCCGCCCGACCAACGGTGTCGCCAACCTGGTGATCGGCGACGAAGGCGACGGCTACGTTCTCGCCACCACGTCCATCAGCATCGCCGCGCCTCCGGCCGGTGGTCGCACGGCCAAGGCGGTACCGCAGGTGGTCGGCGGCAAGCTGACTGGCGTAGTCATCACCGACCCGGGCTACGGCTACACGGGCGCTGCTCCGGCCGTGACCGTCACGGGCGCCGGCACGGGCGCCGCGGTCACCGCAACCCTCGGCCACGTCGCCAACCCGGTTGGTGTTGCACTGGCCTCCATCGTCGACCGCCTGCGTGCGGTGGCCTTCCTCGACGGTCCCGGCACCTCGTACGAGGACGCCGTCCAGTACCGTCAGGACTACGGCAGCCAGCGCATCTCGTTCGTCGACCCCGGCGTTCTGAGCTGGGACACCGAGAACTCCATCTACGTGACGAAGCCCGCCTCCGCCTACGCGGCCGGCATCCAGGCTCGTATCGATGAGGAGAAGGGCTTCTGGTACTCGTTCTCGAACGAGCTGATCCAGAACATCGGCGGCCCCGCCCGTCCGGTGGACTTCATGGTCAACGACCGCGACTGCGAAGCCAACCAGCTGAACAGCCAGCAGGTCACGACCATCATCCACGATGACGGTTTCCGGTTCTGGGGCCTCCGCGGCACCGGCACCGACCCGCTGTGGGCTCAGCTGTCCGTGCGCCGCACGGCCGACATGGTCTACGAGAGCCTGGAGCGCGCTGAGCGCTCGCGCCTCGACAAGCCGTTCAGCCTCCAGCTGCTCGCCGGCATCCAGGGCGACGTCAACAAGTACCTCCGTCTGCTCCGCTCCCGCGGCGCGCTGATCGGAGGCAAGTGCTGGATCGACCCGACCGTCAACACCGCCGCGACCTTCTCGGCCGGTGAGCTGACGGTGGACTTCGATCTCGAGCCCCCGGCCTGCTTGGAGCATCTGCAGTTCCGCGCTTCGCGAAATCCGAACTACTACACGGACTTCATCGAAGAGTTCAACCGCACGATCGCCAACAACGGCTAACGCGCGGCTCTCCGCAGCAATCACCCACAACACAGCTAGTCACGAGCCGCTCGGTCCTTCGGGATCGGGCGCGCTCTGGCATGGCCGGAGACATCAATGGCAAATCTTCGCGACTCCAACATTTTCCAGGACTTCACGGTCTGGATCGACGACATCGGCAAGATCGGCGAAGCGCCGAACTTCCAGCCGCCCGAGATCAACATCCAGACGGAAGAGTTCCGTGGTGGTGGTATGGACGGCACCATCGAAATCCCGATGGGCATCGAAAAGATCGAGTTCGACATCGATCTGCACGTCTGGGACGAGCAGATCTGGCAGAACCTCGGCTACGGCCCGGGCTCGCTCGACGTTCCCGTCACCTTCCGCGGCTACCTGCTGTCGGCAAGCGGCGCCGAGAAGGGCGTCATCATCGAAACCCACTCGCTGATCAAGGCGATCAAGACGAGCAAAGTCGAGGCCGGCAAGAAGGCTGAGATGACCGTCAACCTCTGTGCCAACTACTACCGGCACGAGATCAACGGCGTCACCGTCACCGAAATCGACGTGTTCAACAAGATCACGAACATCGGCGGCACCGACCAGAGCGCAAACGCTCGACGGATCCTCGGCTTCACCTACTAAGGTGACGTCAGAGAGATCACCCCAACTGGCCTCGCCCTAACCGGCGGGGCCTTTTTTCTTTCTGTGCAAGACAAGGCGTGCAAACCACTATGGCTATCGAGAAGAAGAATTTCCCGCTCAAGTTTCCGTTCGAGTTCCGCGGCGCGAACTACACCGAGTTCAATGCTCGTCGCCCGAAGGTTCGTGACATCCGCAACTTCATCAAGGGTGTCGAGAAGGACGGCATGAGCGCGATGGAGAAGGTGCTGGCAGACCTGTTTGAGGTCGACAACACCATCATCGCCGAGATCGACTCCGAAGACTTCGCTCCCATGAAGGCATGGTTCGAGCATTTTTTGGAACTCATGTCGGGCGAATCCAGCGAATCCTAATCGACAGCTTCCCGATCTTCGAGCGCTTCCACTGGACGCTCGGAGACGTGGAGGCGTTGGAATGGGATGACTTCTGCGTCATATCTGACGGCGTCAAGGCGCTAAACGAGCGAGACGCCGAGGAGATAGCAAGACTACGTGCGCAGGCTCAGGGCAACAAATAGCCCTGGGCCCCATTTTTTTTGACTCTCGGGGAGCGGCAATGTCCGACAACAATCTCGACATCAGGGCACGCCTTACGGGCGAGGATAAGCTGTCCCCGACCGTCGTGAAGCTCTTGGCCAAGATCAAGAGTCTCGAAGAGCAGATGAAGAAGCTCGGCAAGGCCGGCTCCAGCATCGAATCCATCCCGATGGAGAACTACGTCAAGGCCGCCAACAAGATGGGGCGCTCGCTCAATGGCCTGACGAAGAAGCACTACGATTGGGCGAAGGCAAACGGCGTCCATACGGAACGTGCGCAGCTGTCCTGGGGCAAGCTCACCAATCGGATCAGGGATCTGAAGGACCAGCACGAGCAACTCGTGAACTCGCACAAGCGAGGGTCGAAGACGATGGCTGCAAACATCGAGAAGCAGCTGCGAAACGAATACAAGAACGCGGTCGCCTTCAAATATCTCTACAACAAGACCAACGATGACCGCCTAGCGATGCATCGGCGCGTCACCGAGCAGCTCTCCAACCTGGAGGCTGCCCACCTCAGGAATGAGGAGCGCCGTCAGCGCACCCATGTAAGCAACCTCAGCCGCATGCGACGTGACGCGATGCGCAGCATGGGAATGGCGGCCAACTTCGGCAGTAGCGCAGCACCCTATGCTGCTGCCGCTGCTGCAGCAACCGGTTACGCAGGCGTCAGCGCGTTCCGCACGCGCATGAAGATCGATACGGCCGAGACGAACATGAGAATGTTCGCCGAAATGAGCCAGGAGCAGGTCAAGGAATTTCGTCGGTCCTACGGTAATCGTGCCGCGATCAGGTATGGCATGGCGCCCGACCAGATGCTCGACTCATTCACCGAAGTTCGCAAGGCGGGCATTCCGCAGGACAAGGCGCAGGCCGTCACAGACACGATCCTCAAGGCCGGAGCAGGCCTCGACCTCGATCTGAAGGAGACTACCAGGTTCGCAACTCGATTGGCGACCCTCACTCAGGATATGAGCAACCTCAATCCTGAGAAACTGAAGAAGATGCTCAACTCGGTGGCCGTTGCCGGTATTGCGACCGCGGCGGACCCGAATGAAATTATCGCGGCCAACCGGCGGGCATCCGGTGCGTTTGCATCTTCGAAGCTGGATCCAAATGAGCTGCCCGCGTTTACAGGTCCCGGCATTTCGGCTGGCCTGCCTTCGAGCAAGACGGGTACCTTCATCGGCTTTATCGTCAACGAACTCGTTGGCGGAAAGTATGCCAGGGGTCAGCGAGCAAAGGACCTCGGCAAGGCTGCGAATATGCTCGGCCTTGGTGGTCGGCAAGCGATGTCGGCCAAGATGGCGGCGAATCCGACCGAAACGCTGCTCCAGATCTTCGACAAGATGGGCACGATGTCGGAGGAGAAGCAGTCGCAGATTGCAACGCTGCTCGGCATGCGCGAATGGCGAGACGAGCTGCAAACCTTCGTTCAGGTTCGCGACGACATTCGACGCACTCTCAAGGAAATCCGCGATCCCAAGAATGCAGACACGCTCGACAAGATCAGCGATGAAAAGCTGAAATCGCTCGCCGGGCGATGGAAGTCCTTCGTTTCTGCCATGACTCTCGTGTGGGAGTCGGTAGGCGCGGGGTTTGAGAAGGCATTCACCCAGATCTCTGCGTTCTTCACAGATTATCTGGGCCGGATCGACACGTCGAAGATCACCAATACCGTCGAGGCGTTTACGGACGGACTGGTCGCCGGCATGGGCTTCAACAGCTGGTCCGATATGCTCAAGGCGGCCTTCGGCGATCCCACGACTGCAAAGGGCTACGCGAAGGAAGTCTTCGGCTTTGTGAAGGGGTTTGTCGGCGAGATTAGCCGTGCGGCCAAGATGATCGGCGGCATGATGACCGCGGTTTTCAAGGCATTCGGAGGCAAGGAGGGCGACCCCGAGTCTTGGGGCAAGTTCACCGCTCAGCTCATTGAGTTGGTAGCAGCCCTGAAGGCAATCGGGACTGTGGCCGGTTATCTCGAAGGCATCGTCACGTTCGTGAAGGGAATTGGTGGCCTTCTCCTGAAGATCACGGGTATCCCGGGCATCCTGGCGCTCCTCGGCGTTGGTGCAGCTGCGGCCTCTGATGCAGCGGTCAGCGACTCTCACATTCGCCGACCGGGCGAGTCCGTTAAGGACTTCCGGGCGCGCGAGTCCAAGTTGAAGGAGCTGCGCAATTACAAGCCGAGCGGAGATCCCCTGTTCCAGCCGACGAGCTTCGGCGGAGCGACTGACTTCTCCGGACGCCGACGCGGCACGATCGACGACCTGTCCGAGAACCTCAACAAGTTCACGGGCAAGGTCGAGCGCGCGGCGTTCATCAGCAACGGACCCGGCGGCCTGCAATACGCAGCTCTGGGCGGCGGCTCCGGCCGCGGTCTGGTCGGGTCTGGCGGCGGCGGCCTCGTCGGAGGCGTTCCCAGCCTGCTCAAGAGCACCCCGGGCGCGGCTCTCCCTGACTTCGGGGTAGGGCGCGCCGGCAGCATCATCGGTCGCGACAAGATCCCGTCGATCGGCGGTTCGTCTGGCGGCGGCCTGAGCCGGTCTGGCTTTGACAGGGTGTTCGCAGGAACGCCTCTGGCTGGAAAGTATGACCAGATCGTCGACGCAGCGAAGGCTAATGGCATCAGCCCGTCACTTCTCGCGGGCGTCATGGCCCAGGAGTCGGGCAAGGGCAAGTTCCTGTCAGGCAACAACCCTGGCGGCATCATGGATCCAGCCACCGGCTGGAAAACCAAGATGCAGTTCAACTCGCTCGATGCCGGCATCGACCAGACGGCGAAGAGCGTCGCGAAGAACTGGAACGCGGCTGGTGGCGACCTCGGAAAGATGGGGAGCAAATACGCTCCGATCGGGGCGGCCAACGACCCGCGTGGACTGAACAGGCATTGGGTGCCCGGCGTTCAGAGCTTCATGAACCAGATGGGCGACGGCTCGGGTGCGGCTGCGGCTGCGGCCGGTGTGACGCCAGGTCTGGCTGACAAGCTCGGCCTCCGCGGCAAGGCCAACTTCATGAAGGGGCAGTATGGCGGCGTTGGTCAAAACCAACAGACCATCATGACGGCCTCCGGCAAGAAGTTCACGGTCAATGCGGCGGCGGCAGAGTCCTTCAAGGGCTTTGTCGACGAGCTGGAAGCGTCTGGCTACAAGGTGAACTCGCTCGGCGGGTTCAACATGCGCCAGAAGCGCGGCAGCTCCGGCTGGTCGCAGCACGCCTACGGCAACGCGATCGACATCAACCCCGGCACCAACCCGCAGTATGGCGGGACGGACATGCCCGACAATGTTCGGGACATGGCGGCCAAATACGGCCTGTCATGGGGTGGAGACTGGTCGAAGCGGTTCCGCGACCCGATGCACTTCGAGTGGAACGGAACGCAGCCGTGGAAGGACGTCCCGTCCGCGAGCGACGCCATCAAGAATGTGCCTCCGGTCCAGTCTCCGGCCTCGCTCGGCGCAGGCCAGATGCGGGGCGGAACGGGCGGTCCCGTGCAGATCCACATCAACGGCAGCAGTCACGACCCGGAAGCGCTGGCGACGCTGGTGCAGCGCCGGATCGACGAGTCGATGAACTGGCGGACCCACGATACCGCGTCCGAATACACCTAACGCAATTGACCCTGGCCCTACGGGGCCGGGGTCCTTTCTCCAACCTCAGAGGAAATAGATGGCTGACGTTCTTCTTGGTCTCGGCTCGCAGGATCCCAATGCGAACGACGCGACCGGTCTGATCCTCTTCTACGTGCCGTCGAAGGGCATCGACACCCCAAACTTCGAGACAATTCAGCGCGACGCGCAATACACCTGGACGTCGGCCGATCGCCTCTCGCGCGATCCTGCGATGCAGTTCACTGGTCCAGGTGAGGACAATGTGGTCATCGAGGGCCGCATGTACCCCTATCACTTCGGTGGCATTTCCACACTTGAACGCATGCGTTTAGCCGGCCGCGCCGGCAAGCCGATGCTGCTCGTGAGGTTCTATCCGCTCACCAATCCGGACGGCTATGGCTCGGAGGTGATTGGAAACTACGCCATCAGGCGAGTGCGAACCGCGGAGTCGAAGATTGGCGCCATCGGCATCGCTCACAAGATCGATTTCACTCTGGAGCTGACTCGCTACGGGGACGATCTGACCTCGACGTCCACGATCGTCAATAACTTCGAGGCGACCTAATGTCGACGTACATCACCAAGCTTTACGATCGCCTCGACCGCATCTGCTTTGACCGCTATGGCTCGACCGACAATCAGATTGTCGAGTGGGTCATCGAGCAGAACGACGGTGTCGAGCTGCGCGGGATCGTCCTCCCGATGGGCATCACGATCAACCTTCCGGAGGCGCCGCGCAAACTGACGCAGCCCCCGGTCATCCCGCAGGTCTTCCTCTGGAAGTGATTTAGACGCGATCGCGTATATCCAGCGAATATACGCACTCGCGTATCTGGCCGCCCTCCGGGGCGGCTTTTTGCGTTTTAGGAGGCATCGTGACCACTGGCTACACCCCGATCTACCGGGTCTTCAAAGGTGGCGAGGACATCACTGGCCGGCTCAACGACCGGACGCTTCAGATCAGGGTCGATCTTCAGTCCGGCAACGGCAACGACGATCAATGCACCATCCTCATCGACGACCGCGACTGGCGTGTCGCTCGGCCGCTGACTGGTGAGACTCTTCAGATCTGGCTCGGCTACCAGGAAGTAGGCCTTGCCTACATGGGCTCATTCGAGATCGACGACGTAACGTTCCTCGGTCCGCCCCGAAATATCAAGCTGGTCGGCAAATCGACCGGCGCGACCGACATCCAAAAAGCTCCCACCATAAGGGAGTTCGATAACAAATCAGTCTCCGACATCCTCGGTCAAATGGCCCAGCAAACTGGCCTCGGTCTGTCCATCTCGGGCGACCTCGGAGCGCTCAAAATCCCCTTCAAGAACCAGGTCGTCAGCAACCTGCACATGATCCACGAGCTGGAGCGCATGACAGGAGCTGTGGCCAAGGTCGTGGACGGCAAGCTGATGTTTGCCAAGCGCGACGGAGGCGAGACCACGAGTGGAGTCGCACTGCCGACGCTTGTGCTTCAGCCGGAGCACTTCGGTACCTGGCAGGTTCGCTACACCAGCAAGCCTGGCTACGGAGAGGTCAAGGCCTCGTGGTTCGACAAGGACGAGATGGTCCGCAAATGGGTCGGCTCACCGGTCACGAGCGGAGACGGAGGAGTTGGACTCGCCAAGAAGTTCGGCGGCGCTTTCAACATCGGCCAACTCTTCAACTCTGAAGCGGAAGCCAAGGCGGCAGCAGGCTCTCAGGCCGAGAACCTCAAGCGCGCAGAAGTGCAGGCGGTGTTCGATCTCGCCAAGGGCGACCCTTGGATCCGTGATCAGCAGACGCTGATCGTGACCGGCATGCGAGACGGCATCAACGGCTCGTACGTCATCGACAAGGTGACCCACACGTACATCAAGAGCACCGGCATCAAGTCGCAGATGGAGTGCAAGCTCCCGGGCGACGGCGCCGACTACGCGGAAGCGTCCAAGGAGTTCATGCGGCCAGGACCGGGTGAGACGCTCGGCGAATACCTCCGCACCCACCCCAATGTGAAGCGCGACGACCTCACCCAGCGGGACATCGACGCAATCGCCGAGGGCGGTTTCACCACCAATCCGTAACAACGAGTATCACATGTTCAGTCAAGAGATCATCGACGCCATCGTGCAGGCGGCGAAGGCCGAAGGTTGGCCCGCGTCGGCGCTGCTCGCCGTCGTGGAATGCGAAACCTCGGGCAAGCCGTTCGAGCAGGACGGCCACACGCCCTCGCTGCTCTTCGAGCGGCACAAGTTCTATTCCGAGCTGCAGAAGCACCAGCCGAGCAAGCTCAAGTCCGCCATCATGGCTGGACTCGCGATCCCGAAGTGGAGCCGCAACACCCAGTACAAGGACCAGGGCACCTCTGCCGGCCGGCTGAACGTCATCGCGAAGGCGCGCAAGATCGACGAGGAGGTCGCCAACCGTGCGGCTTCCTGGGGTCTCGGGCAGACCATGGGCTTCAATGCCGAGCGCCTGAAGTATCCGAACGCGACCGAGATGGTCGACGAGCTGTCGAAGGGCATCGCAGAGCAGATTGATGCGCTGGTCCGCGAGATCAAGACCAGCCACCTGGACAAGTTCCTCATCGCGAAGAACTTTGCCTCGTTCGCCCGCGGCTACAACGGCGCCGGCTACAAGCAGAACAACTACGACACCCGCATGAAGACGGCGGATGAGCGCTGGGAACGGCGCCTCGGCCAGATCTCGCAGGGCGAGTTCTATCCCAAGCCGGGCAAGACCGTCACGCTGGTCTACCAGACCAAGCTGAAGGAGCTGGGTTTCAACGTCGGCAAGCTCGATGGCGACTGGGGCGATCTGACCACGGGCGCTTGCTCCGCGTTCCAGCGGCGCGAAGGCCTGAAGGTCACCGGCCATCCGAACGATGAGACCACGGCGCTCCTCTACAAGACCGAGGAGAAGCGTGAGATCGCCCCGGAGCGCGCCTCGGCGACCGTCGACGATCTGCGCTCTGCCGGCTCCCAGACGATCCAGGCGGCCGACAAGGGCTCCCTGATGTCGAAGATCCTGGTTGGCGCTGGTGCCCTCGGCGGCGCCTCGCAGACCGGCGCTCTCGATCAGATCCAGGGCATGGTCGACAAGGTCAATCAGCTCAAGGGTGTCATGGACTCGATCCATGACACGGCGCACGCGCTCGCACCGTACTGGTGGGTCGGCGTGATCGTCGTCGGCTTCGTCACCTGGAAGCTCTACGGCGACGTCATCAAGCGGCGTCTGCACGATCACCAAACCGGAGTTCACCTTGGATAAAGTCATGGCAAGGGCCGCCGCCTTCAGGGAGGCGGTCACGTTCTATTGGGCGAAAGCCCAGGGAATGCTCACCAACTGGAAGGTCAAGGTCATCGCGGCCTTGATCATCCTCGTCGTCACCGCCGGATATGCCTATCACCTGGGCGAGGCCGGCAAGTCGGATCTGCAGGCGCAAGTCAGGCAGCTCAAGGAAGACCTGGCGCAGGCCGACGAGAGGTCGGTGCCGCAGCCTGAAATCCCGTACTGGCAGTGCAACGGGCCGAAAGAGACCCGTCATCCGCAGTGCCCGGACGATAGCGCGGCCGATGAGGCCAACCAGCGCGAGGACGAGCTGAAGAAACAGCTCTCCGAGTCCGAAGCGGCGAAAGCCAATCTCCAAAAGAAGGTCAAGGACTATGAAACGCAGCTGGCTCGCCGGCATGCGAAGGGCCGGGGGCTTGTTCTGTCTCCCGCTGATGCTCGCAGCCTGTCAAACATCCGGTAGCAACGCTCCCGTGGAGCAGCGGCCGAACATCGAGGCCTGCATGAGGGTCGCGCAGAGGGTTGATCTGCCGCCCATCAAGGCCGGCATGGACACCCGTACCGTGATCGCCCGCTACCGGGCCGCGCTGATCGGCGCAAACACCAACATCGAAGACACCAAGGCCTGCATGGCCCTGCTCGATCGAGCAGAGAAGGAAGGCTACCTTTAATGGCCATGGATTTTTCAGAGGCTCTGCAGCTCGTGGGGCCGTTCCTCGCCATTGCCGGATTCGTGTCCGGCATCTGGTGGAAGGTCGAAGGCAAGATCGATAAGGTCCGCTCCGACGCCGATGCTGCTGTCGCCAAGGCACAGGTCAAGGCCGAGGACGCGATGAAGGAGGTGACCGCGTTCAAGCTCAAGGTGGTCGAGGAGTACGCCTCCTGGGATACCGTTAGGGCGATCGAGACTCGGCTCACCGAACGCATGGACAGCTTGTCGGACGCGGTCATGAAGATGCCCGATGCGATCGTCGATCGCATGGTCAACATGATCAAGCTGACATCCAAATAACGCTTGACTGCTCCGTTTGCATTCTGATATTTGCACGAAGGCAAATGATGTGCTACCTCCGAGGCCGAAATCTCGGGGGTAGGCACACCCTCGTGGTTTCGGGTTCCCAACCAACCACAGGGTAAAATGACGCTCCTCACCACCGAAGAACGCGCTCGCAGAAAGCAGGTCATCGAAGATCTGCTCAAGCTGGGTTACCACCCGCAGGGGCAGCGTGGGGGCCTCGCCTCCGCCACCAAGACTGCGGAGCGCCGCGACGGCATCAACTATCCGAACTGGGTCCGCGCCGAAGAGGCGCTGAAGCGCAAGCGCCGCGAGAACTTCGCGGTCGACTGGTCGCTCTACATCCCGCCTGTAAAGACCGCCACCGTGACCCGCGGTGCCGAAGAAGCAGGCGAAGAACTGTCCGCCGAAGACCACGCCCACAAGCGTGCGGAATCCCTCTCCGCGGAAGTTACCTCCCTCATCACCGCATCGAACTATCCGGTCATCAACCCGGATGCCATCATCATCGACTCCTACCTGGTGCGTCGTTACGACCGCCAGCTGGGCGCCTACGTCATCAAGGAGGGCACGCCCCGCACCTGGATGAGCGACACCCTGCGCGTCGAGCCCGTCGAGGACTCGCGTGGCCGCAGCTTCATCTTCACCGGAGCGCAGAACGACGCTCCGCTCCACGAGGAGTTCTGGGCCAACCTCCAGGCCTACGCGGCCTACATCGACGCCGAGATCGTCGTCGGTCCCTGGACCTACGAGACCCAGTGGTGGGCCGAGAACAACCCAACCGCGCGTGCCTACGCCACCGAGCTGTCGCCGTATCTGTGCTTCGGCCAGATGAAGGTCGGCGACAACTTCATGTTCTGCGGCGAGATGAACACGCTGCCGACCGCATCCGCGCCGATCTCCGATCTGGTGACGTACAGCCGGGGCCGCTGGGCCGTGTTCCCGCACGCCAAGCGGCAGCTCAAGAGCGTGCCCTCGACCGATCCGACGATCCAGGCCCACCAGGTCATGACGTCGGGCGCCGTGACGCGCCCCAAGGTCATCCCGCGCAAGGCCGGCGTGAAGTCTCTGTTCCATCAGGTGATCGGCGCCACCGTGGTCCAGTTCGACGAGGACGGGGACATCTTCTGCCGCCAGATCACGGCCAACGATGATGACGGCTCGTTCTATGACCTCGACGCCTATGTGGCGAACGCCGAGGTCACGACCGGGCACCGCGTCAAGGCGATCACCATGCCGGACATCCACGTCCGCAAGATCGACCAGACCAACTGCATGGCCATCTTCGGATGGGATATGCGGGGCGGCCGAGCGCAGTTCCGCAACAGCATGGTCGACGTCCTCAACCCCGAGAACGTCATCCTGCACGACATCTTCGACAACGAGGCTCGAAACCACCACCACGTCCACGACAACGCCCACAGCTACGAGATGGCGATCCGTCGCCGCGACAGCGTGGAGAACGAGGTCGATGGAGTCGGCGATTTCCTGGCGCTGCTGGCGCGCGAGGACCGCAAGGCCATCATCGCCGAAGGTAACCACGACCTGGCGCTGGAGAAGTACGTCCGTGAGGGCCGGTACCGCAACGACGGCACCAACATCCGTTACGGCCTCCAGCTGGAGGATGCCTACCTCGGGTATGTCGAGGAGCGCTCCTACGCGCTGGACAATGACCTGCCGTTGCCGCGCTTCTCGCTGCTGGAGCACGCAGTCCGGATCAAGCGCCCAGAGCTGGGCGAGCTGGTCCAGTGGTGCGTCGACGGCTACAGCTTCCTGATCGACGGCATCGAGGTCGGCAACCACGGCTTCCGCGGAGCGAACGGCGCCAAGGGCACCGTGGCCGGCTTTGCGCGGGCAGGGCGCAAGATGTCGATCGGCGACAAGCACAGCCCCGAGATCAACGAGGGCGTGTACGTCTCCGGCGTCATGAACCTGCGTCACGGCTACAACAAGGGCCTGTCGGGCTGGGCGGTCACCGTGACCATTCAGTATCCGGATGGGAAGCGTTCACTGGCCACGCTCCAAAAGGGCAAGTGGCGTCCGGGACGGCGGGTCATCCGCATGCCCGCTGCGTCTTTCGTTGTCTAATCGCTTGCATGAATGCAAATAAGGGGGCTTGCATGCTGGTTTATCTGGCCGGACCCATCTCCGGTCTCAACTTCGAGGGCGCCACGGACTGGCGCGAGTACGCGAAAGGCGAACTCGCCCAGTTCGGGATCAAGGCGCTCTCGCCGCTCCGCTTCCAGGAGCACATGAAGGCGATCGGTATCTTCACCGATGCAGCCAAGGAGACCGAGCGACTGAAGTCGCCGATGTCCACCCCGAAGGGGCTGACCATCCGTGATCGCTGGGACGCGATGCGCTGCGACGTGTTGCTGGTGAATCTGCTGGCAGCGCCGAAGGTCTCGATCGGGACCATGCTTGAGATCGCGTGGGCAAACTCGAAGGACATCCCGATCGTTTGCGCTATGGAAGATGCTCCGGCGCACACCATTGACCACAACCATCTCGGTTGGCTTGCCGCTCTCATCGACGGAGAGGGGTGCGTCTACGTCGTGCGTCGCGTCCGGGATTCCGGCAGCCCGTGCTTCGAGTTCCGGATCCAGGTCACCATGACCGACAAGGAGATGATCGACGCCGCGTATCAGCGGAGCAACGGACTCGGCGTGATCACAGGCCCGTACAAGCGTAGCAACAATCCCCAATGGCGCGAGGCGTGGCGCTGGACCGTGAACAACAAGGATGCAGCGATACTCGCTCAGGCGATCTATCCCCATCTCGTCATCAAGCGCGCTCAGGCGGCGCTCGGTTTCGAGATCGAAAAGATCAACGCAGGATTTCGTCCGGAAGGTCACAAAGGCCACAAGGGATTCCAGCGTCGTCCGCCGGAGATCGTCCAAGAACAGGAAGACCTCTATGCGAGTTGGAAGGCCGCTCAGGCTCGTGAGCCCGTGAAGTTCACGCCGCCGGCGGCCTACGGCAACCCCCACGAACACGCCATGGTCAACCAGCTCGTCGGTTTCAGAGTCCCGACGCTGTGGGACGCCGTGGACGTGACGCGGCAGCTGCTTGCTGCCTGAACGCTTGTTTGAATGCAAAGGAAAGGGACTGCAAATGACGGTTATCGGCCTATCGGGCTTCGCACAGTCGGGAAAGACCACGGCGGCGCTGTACCTGGAGAAGAAGTACGGCGTGCGCCGCAAGCACATCGCTGAGCCGCTGCGGGCCATGCTCGCGGTGCTGCTCCAGGCGAACGGCATGTCGTCCGAGGAGATCACACGCTACCTGGAGGGCGATCTGAAGGAGCAGGTGATCCCGTGCCTGGGCGTCACCTCGCGCTATGCGCAGATCACGATCGGCACCGAGTGGGGCCGCAACCTGATCAGCGAGGATCTGTGGGCCAACACCTGGGCTCGCGGCATCGCCGATGGCGAGTCCGTCATGAACGACTCCGTGCGCTTCCCGAACGAGGCGAAGGCGATCCGTGGCCTCGGCGGCTTCGTGATCATGATCAAGCGCCCGGGCACGCGGCCGGCGAAGTTCAAGCACAAGCTGGGCGAGTTCCTGTTCGACAAGTTCGGCATCATGTGGGGCGTTCACCCGAGCGAGCGCATCGACCTGATCCAGCCGGACTACATCATCCACAACGACTCCGACGTGGAAACGCTCTACGCCGACCTGGACAAGGCGATGGCGCAGCACTTCAGCCGGGTGCAGCAGACCACGCCAACTCGAAGAAGGCGATCGCGGCTGCCGCCGGGCTCGCGCTGGCAACCGGGCTCGGTCGCTGATGTTGCGCTGGAAAGAGGACTCGAGGCCCCAGCGATATGGCTGGGCGCCCGGGTCATACCTGAACCATTGCCATGGAGCAGGGTGCAGGGATCAAGAGGACAAGACATTCATCGGGGACAAGAGAGCTGTCATCTGCGCCGACTGTGCGTACGCGCTGCCGGACCCGGAGCCGAAGGCGTCGATGACGGAGGCAGAACTCAAGGCGAGGATCACGGAGCTGTGGCGCCAGATCCATGTCCTGGACCAGGAGTTGAAAGCGAAATGCGGCTCATCAACATGAAGCTGACCCGGGGGTGACGCTGAGCCCGAACCTGCCGCGGCGGAGGCGACTAGCGCCTCTTCGCGATCACGAGGGAAAGAAACGCGACGAACGCGAATATGGGCACTTCAGGTCCGTAGATGTCCCCCGTGAGGAGCAGCAACCCGAGAGCTAAGATGCATAGGGCCGCTACGCAGAGCCAAATCGGATCATCAGATTGCCGTACCGGAGCTTGCCGATAAACGATTTCGGGTTCGTACGGTTCATATGGACGACGTGGTTGATGTGCATTTGCCTTTATCACGGCTGCAATTATTACGGCGGCTGCTGAAATCAGAGCTACAACAACGGCTGTCGGGTCCATGGCGTCCTCTCTCCAGACACGACTATAGCAGAGTTCAAGGCCCTTCCGATGGAACCCGCGACCGGCATTTTCGGTATTTAACTTTGAGTTCCCCCTTGGCAGAAGTCTAGGGCACGACTAACGCGCGCGCGTAGCGAAGGGCCGATCGCAGCTTGGGTCCAGCCGTTCATGACACATCCAAGGGTTTGAACTTGGTACGGGAGACCTGCCAGTGATCCAGCTCACTGCAGCGGCAGCAGGCATTTGGCCGCAGCCAGTGGCGCTGACCCCGCCTCCACGGCTCGTAGACACTCCAGTGCCCGATGATCCAGCAGAGCCACTCGATACGGCGCTGGTTCAGCACTACGAGGCCGGATCGAAACGTCTTCCAGGCGCTCGGCGCGCCCGGCCGCTGAGATGGTGGGCAGCGTCGATCAACTTGGTGAGGACCTGGAAGATTCCAGCGTAACCGGCGCCAAGCGGGCAATCATTTTTGCCGATTGCGCCTACATGAGGCCTACCTAATCCGCAGGCGACGGCCGCGTGGCAGCTGCGCAATTTTGGCCGGAATAGGCCAGAGTTGCACATGAGAGCCTATTGCCCGTCTGGGGCGAGTCTACGATAAAGGAGGTGCATTGAGTCGGCCAACCCATAGAGAATCTTCCGAAAGCTGGGTTGTGCGCGCTCGGAGATCTCGAGAAGAAAATGGATGCAACGGTCGGCTCAACTCATGACGTTCACGCGCAGTTTGATCCCTTCCTAAAGTGGGCTGGTGGGAAGCGATGGCTCATACAGAGATTTCCAGATCTTATTCCCTCAGGCGTTCGAAACTATTTCGAGCCGTTCCTCGGGAGCGGGGCAGTCTATTTTCACGTTAGGCCGTCCGGTGGGATCATTTCAGATCTGAATGAAGAATTGGTAGCTACTTACCTAGCGCTGCGTGATGATCCGAAAGGGGTACAATCAGCCCTCGAAAAGCACAGCAAGCAGCATTCGGACGATTACTACTACGAAGTAAGAGCAAGCAAGCCCGCAAAGCCATCAAGCAGGGCTGCGCGGCTAATTTACCTAAATCGCACATGTTGGAACGGTCTCTATCGCGTCAACAAGAAGGGCCTGTTCAATGTGCCGCGAGGTACAAAAAATAGCGTCCTATTGCCATCCGATGATTTCAAAGGGGTTTCCGCACAACTCAAATCCATCAATATCGATTGCTGCGACTTCGAAACTACGATCGAACGCGCCGATGAGGGAGACTTCGCATTCATCGACCCTCCCTACACGGTGAAACATAACATGAATGGTTTTCTCAAATACAATCAGGCGATCTTTAGTTGGGATGATCAAGTCCGACTATCGAAAGCAATCATTCGGGCGCGAGAAAGAGGCGTTCGACTGCTTGTACTGAATGCCAACCACAGATCAATCAGGGACCTCTATCGCAACGTAGGCGAATTTGTTCGGCTGCCGCGACATTCGGTCCTCGCTGCGAGTTCAGACTTTCGAACGGAAACCTCTGAGCTTGCCATAACTGTGAATTACCAAAGGCCTGAGGCATGCTGAGCAACATTTTCCACCGAGATGAACTCCGCGGGCTCGCTAACAGAAGGGCGAAGGCTGACGATTTCAAGACTGTCCGCGAACCTCTTGTAGCAGAGGAATTGGCAAAAGGCTGGACTGTAGCGCAAGTGAATGCTTCCACTTCCCGCCTAAGCAAGCCTAAAAGTCATGACAAGCTGCTCGAAGACCGCGTCTGGATATTGATGTATCGAATGGGCTTCAATGATCTTTCGGGGGTTGGAGGTGCGTTTCAGCTGCTGAACGCAAATGATCCAAAGGGCCCAGACAACCAAATTGATGTGGTGGCTATCGATGGTGAAGTCGCGTTTGCCGTTGAATGTAAGTCGAGCGAAACTCCTAAGAAGTTTGCGGACTTCTCAACCGTTCTCGCGAAACATGCTGCATTGAAGGAGAAATTTACCCGAGCAGTTGCCGCGCAGATACCCGCTAGCCATAAGCGTGTAACTCGCTTTGCAATATGGTCATCCAGGATAATCATATCGGACAACGATAGGATTCGAGCTAACACGGCCGGCGTGACGCTTCTGGACGAAAGAGATCTGGAATACTATGAGTTGCTCATTCTTCAGGTTGGGACCGCGGCTAGATATCAATTTCTTGCTGATGTTTTGCAGGGGCGCGGCATTCCCGGCCTCGAAATCAAGATACCGGCGATCCGCGCAAAGATTGGCGGTTCTACGAGCTATTCCTTTAGCATTTCTCCCGAGTACCTCCTGAAGATTGCGTTCGTTTCACACAGAGCGAGAGGGAAAGCATCGGATATAGACGCCTATCAGCGCTTGTTGAAGAAATCTCGACTTCGATCGATCCGGCAGTACATCAGCGAGGGAGGCATTTTCCCAACAAATATCGTTGTAAATATTGCAGAGAGCCGCTGGCTGTCTTTCGACCGCGGCAAGCAGCAAGGCGACGACAAGAATGCTACGTTCGGTTGGCTCACGATCCGCCCAGCCTACCGCGTCGCGTGGATCATTGATGGTCAGCACCGACTGTTTTCCTATGCCGATCATCAATATGCAAAGAAGAGCCTTATTTCGGTCATTGCTTTTGTTGGGCTTGAACCGAGTGAGCAGGCGCGGCTTTTCGTTGACATCAACGCCGAACAGCGAAAGGTCAAGCAAGGCCTTCTCCAAGAGCTTTATGCGGAGCTGCATTGGGATGCCGATGATCCCGAAATTCGAGTGCAGGCGATCTTATCGAAAGTTGTTCAGGCCCTCGATTCGGAATTAAAGTCTCCGCTCCTGGGCCGTGTTCTCAAAGCTGATGATCCGCGATCTGAGACGAGATGTATATCTTTGACTAGTATTTTTCACGCTCTCGAAAAGACAGGACTGTTCATCGCGCGAACGAGGAAGGGCGAAGTCCTGGAGTACGGCCCATTGTGGGACGGTGAGAATCAGGCAACTTTGAAGCGTACAGTCACTGTTTTGATCGGCTTTCTTGACTCGGTAAAGTCGGCAGCTTCCGAATTGTGGGAGAAAGGATCTGGAGAAGGCGGCGGCTTAACGATGAACGACGGGATTACGGTCTGCTTGAACGTTCTTCGGAGCGCTTTTCACCATTTGCAGACTGTTAAGCGTCTTTCTTTGTCCGAGCTTGATGCGCAAGAGCTAGTTGAAGCTCTAGAGCCCTTCGGCCGTGCTGTTGGTCAATTTTTCGCTACGCGCACTCCTGAACAGATGACCCAGTTCCGATCGCTTAGAGGGATACAAGGGCAGACAACCGGCACGAGGCGCGTTGAAGAGTTTGTCCAAAACTTAGACGCAACGTTCAATCCGCCTGGGCTCAAGGAATTTTTATCTCGAGAGAAAGCTCAAACAACAACTCAAGCCTTCGAACTGCTCCAAGGGATTGAGCGGGTGCTACAATCAACAATCCTTTCAGAATTGAAGAATGAATTTGGAGATGAGGAAACAGATTGGTGGTTTGCTGGTGTGCCGAAAAGCGTCCGCAAGAAAGTAGATGACCGGATAAACGAGGAGGGAGGAAAAAAGGGAGGGAGAGCGGAGAATTTTGATTTATTAGATTACAGGGATATTGCTGAGGCGAACTGGCAACTTTTTGAAGCTCCGCTTGCTCGCGGAAAAGGAAACAAGCAGGCCCGTACTAAGTGGCTTGTTGAAGTAAACGATCTGAGGAAGCCAGTGATGCATGCCTCAAAAGGTCAGAGCCTTCCTATCACGGAAGAACAAGTCGCGTTTTTAGACGAGATCCATCGGTGGCTGCAAACGCAATTGCATGAGGAATTCGCTGACACAATTCTTCAAGGTCATGAAGATTTGCGAGAAGTCCGCGGTTGACGCAATGAGCGTATCAACTCATGATATCCTCGTCCAACAAGGCGACAGGTTAATCGAGGACGAGTGGGAAAAAGAAGGGCGTCGCACATACCTGAATGATGAAAACGCCGATCGCGCCTTCCTAACAGCCTTGGAAAGAAGTCTTCGAGCCTCTGGATGGAGGCTTGACCGAGCCAAGTTACGGTCATTCCTTCGCCCCGAGGGCGGTGAAGTGGTCGAGATTGAACCTGGGGGCGCAGAAACGTCCGGTCATTTTCTGCACCACATGAAGGAGTTAGGGTAGGGCGCTACTCATCTATCGACATCCGTCAGATGCAAGCGCCGGTCTTTGTCGGCGCGCTGTAGCCCCTCCGACTTGTGATGAAGGCAAAAGAACTGCGGGCCCTGTATGGGAGTTCGCGGGCGCAAATTGGTGCCTCCACCACGATAGGGCCCCCTCTCGCAGGCTATTTTGCCATACCCTTCTTCGACCGACTGACGCGCCGCATGGTGCAGGTACAAGCTGCATTGCGGATGATGAAATTAGATTGGGCTATACACCTTATTTAAGGCCGGCATCTCGCCGTCTGCAAGTATGGACTGATTCATCCAACCGCGCTCTATCGCGGCAACTTTTGCACCGTCCTCGACAAGGTAGTCAAACCAGAACGGCACACCGAGATCGGTTCCCTTCCGCTTCGCTTCTGTATCCAAGTGCGATCCCATGCGGCTCCGTATGCTGCCTGTAGCCAAGCCGACGTATATGACGTCTCCTCCAAAAGTGACTAGAGCGTAACAGCCTGGCTTGTCGGGCACAGTTACGTGGTGCGACCAAGCGAAGCGCGTCCTTTGGTCCGGTTTTGGGAATAACTGTTCTGCCCGCATGGTGCCTATCTCACAATTGGACGCCGCTTGCGTTCTCCTGAACGTTCATTGCCAAGCTGAGAGCATTCGCAAGCTTGCCGATCGCGCCTCGATTGAGCCCGGATGCGGCGCCGCCGCGATGCCACCATTCTGAATGCGACATACCGATGTGTTCCGGCGGAAGATTACCAAAGCCCCGCTTCAAGAGTGCTTTGATTGTGTCCTTTTTGAAGTCCGATTTCGCTGCAAGATGCGTAAAGACGGTCGGAGAGACAGTGTGGAATAACTCCACGCCGTTCGTCTTGAAGATCACCGTCTGCGTCTCTGAGCCATCTACCAAAAGCTCGATTATCGCTTTCCAATAATTCAAAAGGATCAGCGGCCGATTTCCATCCCAGACTGGATTTGAAAGTGGGTTATTAGCGGAGAAGATGTGACGCCTTAGAGAGGTTATGAAGCTCTTCTGGTTAATGGTGCCGCCATCACCTTCATCGTTGGCCATGCGAATTTTGCCGTACCAAGGCGAACTTGGCTCGTCGTTCAAATGATTTGCCACGGCCAAAGCTCGCGCATCTTCTCCTTTCTCCACCTGACGACGTATCCAACGCGGCATCGTCGGTGTTTTCTCTAATCCGATCATCTTGGTTAAACGCGCGACAATCTGTTGTTCGATGGCCCTATCGACTGACCGCTGCGTCGTGTTGACGATGAGAAAATGGCACATCTGGCTGATCTCATCGAGGTTGACAGCTATGTTCACAGGAATCTCGAACTCCAGCATGTCGGCGTTCTTCTCAGCCGCCAATACGAGTCCAGCAATTCGGTGCTGACCATCAACAACGTTGAACGGCCCAATCTGGCTCACGTCGAAGGTGATTGTGTTGGTTGCTGGGTCGAACGAAATGTCCTTGTTTGTTGCCAAAAAGATCGACGTCGGCAGAAACGCATCGTGCTCAGTCTGTCCGTCGATAAGATAGTCCGCGAGCCTCTTAGCCCGTCCGTCGTTCAGTAGACGCTGGTAGCCTGGACCGGCATCAGCGGGGTCAAGCTTGCTAATGGTGTAGAAGTTTGGCCGCTTTAGATCGCTGACCTTGAGCGAGGTGGAGTATAGTTTGAGCGAACCTTGTCGAACCAATGCTGCCGGACGGCTTATCGTTTCCACCGCAATCCCCATTTCGTGCAATTATACAACTTGCGCGTAGCAAATATGTGAGTCGCAATCAATCCGGAAAATCGGAGACTCCCGATCCGCAGGCCGTGGCGGCATGCTGCCGCCAAGCCGTTGGCGCGGATAGCCCTTAAGGCTGCAGCCTCGATGACCAAGAGGTCGATTGATCTGCGCCACCCGCGTCACCGCGTCCGATCCGCAGGCCCTGACGCGCGACGGGCCAGGCTTTTTGTCGGCGGATCATCCCATCCCGAAGCATCTCGGTTGCGAACTTCAGCATCATCAGCTCTCAGGTCGGGGAAACCCAGGCGCGGATGCGGCTGCGCTTGTAAACGCTCTCCGCAACGCGGCCGCCGTGATTGCCGCTGATGACGATCGGATCACCATTCTTAGTGAAGCCCGAAACGATACCGACGTGTCCGCCACCGCGGCGGCCCATGGTCACGACGGCTCCGACCTGCGGGGTGATCTGGCGGTGTCGCTCCCAGGATCTGGCGCGGTCGTCGACATCCTGAGCCTCGGTCACCTTCCGGAGGAACGCGGAGCACCACAACGTCGAACGCACGCCGACCTCGTGAGCGGTGTCGCCAATGAACTGGCGAGCGCGCTGCACGAAGCCGCTGCTGTCCGAGAAGCCGTCCTGAGAGCCGGTCTGGAATCCGCGGAAGAAGCCACGCTCCTCTTGCGGTTCAACCTGGACGACGCGCTCTACCCGATGATGATGCGCGTGATGGCGATGGTGGTGCCTTGGGCGGGCCTCAGCGGCCGAAAAAGACACAGCGAGGATCGCGGCGCCGACGAGCGCCGTGGTCAGTTTTCTCAAGGTTGACTCCTGTTAGTTGGAGGTCGCGTTGCGTGCTGCGACCTTTTGGCGGTCGGCTTCGACCGCGGCGTAGGTGGGGAGGCGGGTCCATTCGTCGCCACGCTCGATGGCGAATGCCTCCTGCACCCGGGAGATGAAGAAACGCGCGGCTTCCTCACCCATGTCTGCGAGGACGGTGTCCCCGAAGACCATTTTGAATTTGATGTTGGACCGCGCGCCCTCGCTCTCGCTCTTCACGGCGGTGAAGGCGATGGGGCCCGCGCGGACGATGCTGATGTTCGTGATCTTCTGGGTCATGCTGCAATCTCCGCGGCTGGTTGGTTGTCGTTGGCGAACTTGTTGATCTCGTTGCCCCAGGCGTCCCATCCGGGCCGCTGCACGCGGGCGAAGATGTCGGCCTTCGGATAAGGCCCAGCCATCTTCGCGGCCTCGACGTAGCCTTGCTCAGGCTTGCGTGAGTGCTCGCGGCGGGGTTCGAGGATTGCAGAGCGGATGTCGCGTGCGTGGATCTTAGGCTTGCCGATCTTCCCGATCAGGAAGGGCTCATGGCAGTTGCGCAGCGCGTAGCCCGTGCCGAAGGTCGGCTTGCTGCCGTCCTTGACCATCTTCACCCAGACGCCCTGGGTGACGTAGGTGACGCTCCACCTGTCGAAGCAGGCACGAGCTTGGTCGTACATCGGCGCGGTGGCGTAGAGCCAAACCCACATGCCGTCGCGATGAGCGAGGCGATCGATGTCCAGCTCGAAGATGTCTTCGAGTGTCATCGTGTCGTAGTGCTGCTCGGCCGACTTGCCTTTGCCCTTGGACGAGTAGGTCTTGAACGCCCACGGTGGGTCGCTCTTTGCGAGCCCGTAGTGATGCTCCTTCAGCGGTGCGAGGTTGAACGTCGGCGCCGGCAAAATGGGGAAGGGTCTGATCTGCATTGTTTCTTTTGCACTCATGCAAACGTCCGGGCACGCGTATCCCGTCGATGCTGGTGGCGATTACTTCATCAGGTCGGCGAAGGTCTTGTTGATCCGCTCGATGCGCTCGACGTTGCAGCCGTAGCACCAAGGTCCCCAGTGGGTTTTGCGGCACGACTTGCCGCAGCCGGCGCAGCTCGTCAGCTTGCCCGCCTTGTAGCGCTCAGAGTCGTGCCAGGGCTCATTGTCCGGGACCGCCACCATCACTTCGCCTCCGCGGCTGCGAGCGCGGCGCGGCCGGCATCAGTGATGCGGAATTGGTTGCCGTACGACGGGTGCTTCTCCTTCACGAAGTAGCCCAGCTCGGCCAGCTTCGTGGTGGACTTCTGCTTGAACAGGCCCCAGCCACCCGGACGGGTTGCTGCATCCTGCAGGGCTTCGATCTCGCGCTTGTTCATGGTGTCCTCAGCGGGGTTTGACGGTGATTTCGATCTCGCGGCCTACGTAGAAGGCTCGCTTGTTCCGGTCAGTCATCGGAACGTTGACGGCGATCGACATCCACGGCTGCCATTCGGCCGCGCCCACTGCGCGCCCCTGCGCCTGGACCAGCAACTTGTCGCCCTTGTCGCTCGCTTCCAATACGTGTGCCTCGATCTTCACTTCTTCTCCTCTCGTCACTTCTTCGCTTCAGCGGTCAGCCGCTTGTCGATGATCTCGTCGTCATTCTTCGCAATGATCGCCTGAACCAGCAGGCCATCTGGCAGCACCGATTGGCAGGGCTGCTTCTTGTCAGGACGCTTGCAGGATGGTTCCGTCAGCTTCTCGCGGACCACAAACATCTCGCGATCTGGTCCGAAGCGCTCGATCAGGCCTGCCTTGCTGAGGCGGCCTTCGCGGTCACACTTCGAACATTTCACCCGGACATAGGGCAGCGGCCATTCATTAATTCGCACGCTTCAGCTCCTTGACCTTCTCCTTGAGGGCTTGGCGCTGGGCCAAGACTTCCGGAGGCACGCGGCCACCGCTGCCCATCGTCGCCTGGAGCTGCAGGAGCAACTCGGCTTGAGGCTTCTTCTCCCTGAGGTAAGGAAGGAGGGCTTCGATGAACGTCGCAGCTTGCCGCGCCGTGATTTTCCACTGGAACGTCGGTCGCCAGTTCGCCTTGCTGACCTTGCTTGGTCCGCTAACGGTGCCACCGAAGACATCGCGCAGCCACTCGATCGCCTCACGACAGGTATTCGTGCAGGTCACGAAGATCCGCCAGTTATCGCCGACCGTGAAACACCCTTCACCGTCGAGGTAGCCGGCAGCGTAAGCCAGATCGGGTTCGCGCCAGGAGGTCACGCCGCCTCCGTCGTATCGATCAACGCCCAGGACACGCCGGCCTCGTCATAGAGTTTTCCGGCGTCGCGCACGGAAGCGGCCCAACGCTCCTTCAGGTGATCGGGCAGCTCGGGGGCGACCACGCGCTTGATGCCCGCCTGGATGACGTGGAGGGAGCAGCGTTTGCAGGTGATGAAGGGCCAGGTGTAGAGGGTGTAGCCGTGCAGCGGCTCACGGGCCGTGTGGATCGCGTTGATCTCGCCATGGACAACGAGGTCGTACTTTACCTCTCGGTTGTTCAAGCGCTCGTCGGTATCGGCGATCCCACGGGGGAAGCCGTTGTAGCCGAAAGAGGCCATCGTCTTGTCGGGACGAACGATGACAGCCCCTACTTTAGTGCTGGGGTCTTTTGACGCGGTGGATACCGCTTGAGCGACGGTGAGGAAGTAGCGATCCCAGCGCGCCTGCTTGACTCGCGCGAGGTCCAGTTCAGGATCGTTTCCGAGGAAGCCTTTCAACCATCCGGCGAAACCGGAGTTCGCAACTCGGGTTGCCAGTGAGTCGGCAGCGCTGTCCAATCCGCTCGCGCGCAGAAACGCGGAAACGTGCGGAAATGCAGGGCTAACGGGCGATCTGGAACCCGGGAACAATCGACTCTCCATTTGCTTTATGGCATTTGCATTAACGCAAACGGCGGGCCGTGACAAGAGGGGCTATCCATTTTCTTCCAGGCCACTCGGGGCGAGGAATGTGTGGTAAATCCGCGCCAACACGGGGGTTTGTGACGGGGGTGGGGTTAAGGTTACCGTAGTATAACGGGCCCGCCGTACCCTTGCGTCGGGATGCAAATGCTAATAGCAGTCCCGCACAAGCCGACCCGCCGTGGGTTCGGGAACGAGAAGCATTAAGAAAAGATGAGAACGTCGTTTGAATACCGCTCATACGTCGTCAGCTTCGACGGGGCGGCCTACCGAGCCGACTCCTCTGACGGGGAACCCTTCACAATCAGATCCAGGAACGTGCTGCGCGTCACTCGCGCGATCGACACGCTGTGGAATGCGCTTGAGGGGAAGATCCCCGCGCCAGCATGGCTGCACAGTCCGTCCGATCTCATCGACGTGGACGCTGCTTCGGAAGCAATGGTCGTGGTCGACCGTCCAGCGATATCCGTCGTTCCTTCGTTCCCGATCGCGCCCGTTGCTGCGGCGTTGCAAGCCGTCGCCTGAGGTTCTCGATGACCACCGTTTACCGAAACTACGACGTCTCCAAGCTCGGAGACACCTTTGTCGGCCAGTCTCAAGACGACGACGGCCTGATGATCTCCCGCAGCCGGTCGCGCCTGATGAGCGCTATCGACCAGATGTGGGACGGCCTCGATCGCGGCTCCGCTCCCTCATGGTTCTCCGGCAGCAGTGCGATCGACCTCGATGCTGTCGACATCGTCGATGAGAAAGACGCTCCCGAGGCCGTTCCATCGGAGACAGATCCACCGCCTGCGGGGGAGTGGCGGGTGCCGTACTGGATGTTCGGGCTCGCTGCGCTTGGCGTATCAGCGCCAGTGGCCTATGCCATGGATTTCCTTCAGATCGCCGCTCGCATCGACGTGATGCTCACCCTGGCGGTGTGCGCCATCACGATCGCCTTCGGTCGTGGCTACGCTCTGATCGCTGCCGGCATCTCCGGCTTCATCGTCAATTTCTTCGCCTCGGACCCGCTGTTCACCGTGACATTGCCGACCGTCAGCGAGATCCTCAACCTGCTGATGAACTTCGCCGCCGTCTGGGTGATCTCGGCGATCACCAAGGCTGGAGGGCGGCGTCAACGCTCAGCGGCGTGATCCCGTAGGCCAGGCGCCGCTTCGTCATGTCAGCAGTTCCAGTACCGCCCGGAAAACCAACGGCGCAATTCGGGCGCCCTTCACGCAGCATCCGTTCATTGCGGAACGGCCCCCGCCGCCGCGTCATACAGCTTCCTACGTTTGTTTCTTCTCACCACAGCTCCCGGACGATCGACGTTGTCCCAATCGGCCGGGTAGGGGGCGACCGCAATGTGCGGTCCTCAGCCCACTGGCGAGCCAGCAGATCAGCTCCCGACATCTCCCCCTCAAATGATGAGGGCAGGTGATCTTCCTGCGCGCATGGACGGCGTCGAGAACGCGATACAGCGTGCGTTTATCGTCATAGTTCCGACCGCCAAAGACTACTACGCGATGGTTCGCCTTCAGCAGGATCGAGTCCCCGCGATCGCGATGCGGCGCGCAGAAGCAGACAAGGTCGCAGCCGGCGAGGGACGACACATCAGCTCGGGCAGCTGCTCGCACTCGAACTTGTTGCAGACCTGGTCACGGTCGCCGTCCTTGCCGATGACGAAGCGATGGCCAGAGCCGCGGCCGACGTCGATCGCACCAGGGGAGCGTCCCCATGGTGCTTGTTGTAGACTCGAGGTGACGGCATAATCCTACTTCTGCTTGATATAAATGTTGTCCTTGTAGCGGCGGAACTCGAACGTTGTAAGCTTCCCGGGCTGGGATTCCGGAACGCCGTTATTCAAGGTCATGCAACGAGCATCGATGGTAGCTAGATAGGCCGTTCCGGAAGGGGTGGTATCCGACTTCATGCGAATCGCGTCGGGCGAACAGGTGAGCGACTTCTTGTTGATCACCATCCTAAACTCGTATTTGTCGACGCTCAGGATGTTGGTGCATTTTTCGCCGTCCTCTTCGATCCAGCTCGGCAGCTTCCAGTTGGTCTCGCCTTCGAATGTCTCGCCATTGCACCACTCGCCGACGAAATCGATCGGCATCTGCTGGAGAGGAGGTGCGGCGTGGGCGACGCCGACAGTCAGCAGCGCCGCGGTGATAATCAAAACCTTCTTCATCTTCAGTTCCTCAGTTCATTCCGGAGGGGCCGAGTCCGATCGCGCTCAGCCTCGCTTTTGAGCTGTTCCTCGTTCCCGCCGTCCTCGCGCTTGCTCTGATAGCTGGCGGCGTAGTCTAGCTGCTCACCCTCCAGGGGCTGAAGCTGTGCTTCGATGGTCTACCGCTGTGGCCC